AAAGTTTTCAAAAAAAATAATTTCAAAAAAATAATTTCAAAAAAATAATTTCAAAAAAAAATAATTTCAAAAAAAAATAATTTCAAAAAAAATAATTTCAAAAAAAATAATTTCAAAAAATAATTTCAAAAATAATTTTTTATCAATAGTATTATTTCTATAAATTCTTCAAACACTCGTCGATTCGGTCGTCAAGTGTTTTCCCATTGACTAATTTTGTTTGTGTATAAAATGAAAAGTGTAATGCCAAGGCCTCTTAAAACGAATAAATATCAGACTAACTGACGGGGAGCATAAAAATTGATGGATGTCGCACCAAAATTCAAGTAGCAACAACATGTCTTCTTCAAGTGATTTAATCTCTGCGAGGCGTGAATCCGTTCTCCAAGCGTATAATTCGGCAAGGGCAGAAAATCATCTTCGTTTCTTGGAAGATGATGATAAGGCGACTGCTGAATATATCTTTCCAAATCAGATTGAAGATGCAAACAACATCGTAGATGAGTTCTATAAGAACAATCGTCGTGTTATTAGCATTCAAAAGAAAACCAAAGTAGGAGCAGATGGTCTTATGATTGAGATTGCATATCGCCTAACAACACATAATAACGATAAGTTTGTTGTTAATCCTGCGAATGTAAGGATTATTACTGGTATGAGTAATGCTGATTGGGAGAAGGATATGAAAGATAAAGCACCTAACTGCTTCAAAGACAAAATCTTCCATCACGGCAAACTATCAAGGTCAGACCTTACAAATCTACGAAATGGGTTGATCATTATCGACGAGATTGATACTGGTGATAAAGAGTATCAAGTTCTTCATACAACTTTGAAGGAGGCAGGTGTATTGGATGTGGAACATATGAAAACACATAATAACCGATTTGTCTTCATTAGTGCTACGATGATTAAAGAGTTGTATGACCTGTATTGCTGGGGAGAACTTCACGAACTTTACAAGATGACTATTCCAGCATCCTATATCGGTCATAAGGATTTCTTGGATAAGAATATTGTGAAAGAGTTCTATAATCTAAATAAAAAAGAGAACGCAGAAAAGTGTATTCAAGAAGATATCCTTGACAATTATGGAACTGATTACAGAGTTCATATTTTTCGTGTGGATAAAAAGATTGTTGATGTCGTTCAGAATGCTTGTATTCGTAAGGGTGTAGCATTTAGAAATCACACTTCAAAAGACCGTCTATCTGAAGACGAAATCAAGGAGTTCTTCAAAGAACCTCTAACTCAACATATCGTTCTTTTAGTAAAGGGGTTCTATCGTAGGGCAAATCTCATTCCAAATCCTTGGAAACTTCGTATTGGCGCTACTCACGAACTCTACACGAAAAAAGTAGATAATAACGTCCAAATTCAAGGTTTACCTGGACGTATGACTGGATATTGGCGAGATGTTATTGAAGGAGGTCATAAGACTGGTCCGCATAGAACTTCTATCAAAGCGATTGAGGAATACGAAACGACCTACACGGACCCCTTTGGAACTAACTCTTACCAAACTTCTGGTTTCCAGAAGAAAAAGGGCAAGGTTGTTGCCTACCCTACTATGCTTTCATCAAAACATATTGAAAATCTGGAAGCGGTTGATTTGCCTGTAGTGAAAGACGAGGAAGTTGATATCAATCGATACAGGATTTACGCAAATGAAGATGATGTACGTGCTGTTTGTAAGATATTGGGTTATCAATATGTTTCGAAAAAGGATAATCCCAATGGGTTCAAGGAAACTTCCCTCAATAACAAACAGAGTGTGGTATCTCTTCGAGATGCAGTGAAGAAAGTTCCTACAGCGTATGGAACTAATAATGGAAAAAAGACCTACCGAACCTATTATCCCTGTTATGTTGATACTACTGATAACACCTCTCTACGATTTGTTGTAATCATTCGACCTGGAGATGAAAGTAAGTTAACAAAATGTGATGCGAAAGTTCGTCCGCTCACTCTAGAAACATAAAAACAGTAATTTAAGAAACATTATTACCAAAAGAAGGCATCCAGTGATACACCGTCGGTATCACACGACCACTATTCATAAGAATGCAAAGCCACATCATTGTTTGATTTAAGGCTTGTGTCATTTTAAATCTTCAAAGGAAGTTTAAAATTTTTATGAGTACTTACGAGAGTGTATTGGTTGATTACTTTGTTTCTCATTTTGAAGAGTACACACCTTTACCAAAAGTGAAACTCGATGTGAGTTCCTTCGTACATTCTTATGATGAATTTGTTCTAAATTTATATCTTGATATGTGCATCAAATACTCGTTCGAATCATTGAAATATAGTGTTAAGTTTGTTGGTGAATCAAAAATTGAAACGACCAAATATACAATAACGATTGATTTGAAATCAATTGAATCTTTTTCTGAAATAATACAATATTTGAAGGAGCACAGTTCAAAGAAATCGTTATTCGAAAATCCAACAGTGTATATACTGAAAAATGTACATGAGTTAACCATTCAACAACAAACAGTGCTTCAAACTATTATTGAAAAAAATAATGCAAATATATTTATTGTAACTTCGTATAAGATAAATAAAGTACACAACCCATTAGTGAATACTCTCGTTAACCTGAAGATACCAACCATTGATATTGAAAAAATTATTCAAAACTTATGTAAATGTATGTCGTTACAACACACCACAAAACAACAAAAAGCTATCATCGAAAACTGTGATTCAAAAATATATCCATCTTTATTAGCATTGGATACTCCAGAACATAAAAATATCATTCATTCTGAATACATGAGCTTATTTGGTATCATTAAAAAAGTAAAGACAATAGATGCATTTTTGACCAAAGTACGAACAACAATGTATAATTTGCTTGTATTCAACGTTCCGAGAAGTAAGTTATGTACTCAACTCATGAAAAGTATTATGAATAAGTACAAAAAGGATACAGAACTTATAATAACTATGAGTAAACATATATCTAACATGGAACATAATCTCATTTCATGTTCGAAACCTATTCAACATTACGAATACTGTTTTCTTTTATTGTTCGAATTGGTTCATCGATGAATACAATGTACATAGAGTGATTAGTTTCATAATCATAGCATAACTCTCCTCACAAATCACTATGTGTTTTTCGTCGTCATTTAATTCTAAGGATTCTTTATTTTGTAAATGGTTGTTGTAGTATATGCTATGATATTTGTGAATGACTTCAGAGACGTCATCTTCTAACTGGTTTTTTAAATTTGTATCAAGTAAATTGTGTATTGTACTGATCTCATCGAACATGTGTTTTAAGTTTCTATTCATTGAATTTAATACTACATGTAGAGTATCATCTTAATTCGGATTTAAATCATTTTCGGTCTGAGTACAGTGTTCAAATATGAGTTTCACACCTGAACTTGTTTGTGAATACGAATGAATGGTTAGTTTGTTAGAATGAACTGCTTGATGACAATGTTCACATAAATCAACTAGATTAAATTTGCTATTCTTATGAAAATGATCAATTCGACCATTTTCGTCTGCATCACTCTGAAACCGAATGTGATGGATGTCTTTCGCCATTCGATTGCATACTTTGCATTTTGTTTTGTAGACATGTTTATTATACTTTGAAGGAAATGTTGGAACAAGTTTTTTGGGTTCATTCATAATAGAGTGTCTTATTTTGTTCGCACATTCCAAGAAAAACGGGTCTAAATCCAATGATTTACACACCTCTAAACCATATAGAGTTTCACAAGGACCATTTTGTAACTTTCGATCATATATAATGTCGTTAGTTAAAGTATCATATCTCACACTAAGATGATTCATTTTAACATTCAACAAAGTCGTTACGTCATCAATTTTCGTTAATTCATGCAAATGAGTCGCAAACATAAATGACACGTCTCGTTTCGAAAGGGAAATTAATCCTGCTGATACCAATGATACAGCGGATACAGATTCAGTACCCGAACACAACTCATCACCAATCACCAAACTTTCATGTGTAGCATACTGTAAAATGTTTCTCAATTGAATCATCTCAGATGTGAATGTAGATTGACCTTTGTACAAATTATCTCCAGTCATGATTCGAGAAAATATTGAACGATACGGGAAGAACACAAATGACTTTGCTGCTACATACATTCCAGATTGAGCCATCAGTAAAGCAATACCAACAGATTTCATCAAGCTGCTCTTTCCAGAAGCATTGATTCCATAAATAATCCTTCCTCTCGTATTTTTGTCGAAAGAAATGTCATTTGGTACGTAACATACATTTGATTGAACGTATTCTATAATTGGATGTCTCAGTTGTTTTGCATTAATTGATGGTGAGTTTCCAATGATTTCAGGTCTGTTTAAGTTCAAATAAACACTATTGTATGCATTTGTGGAAGCAAAATCCATCGTCTGTATGTAGGACACACACTTGTCGATAAGTTCCTTGTACGAATTTTGAAGTTCTTCAATAAATTGAACATACATTGTTTTCGTTACCATAGCATATTCATTCGTTAAAGAAATGGCATCATCATTGTAATTGATGAATTCGTCATTAACAAGTCTCCATTGTGACTTAGTTTGCTGGACACATGAGTATGACTTGGAAATCGTTCCTTTGTTTAACAGTTCAGTATAGCGTTTTTTTGTTATTGTGAAAAAGAATCCTTCTTTATCAGAGTAATCTAGTTTAGCAACATAATCCAGTTTTTTTTCAATCATTTTGAAATATTCTTTGATGTTATCAAGTTTCAATTTAACATCTATCAATTTGATGTTATCAAGTAGTTTTGATGGATATGATTTAAAAATATCTTCGTACGTCAAAGCAGTTGTGAGTTTACTTAAATCAAGTCTATCGAGAAAATACTGAACACATGATTTGAGTTCATCAACGAGTTGTTCTGGACGATTTTCATCAATTGTTGTTAACACAATCGTACTTTGTAAGGATGTAAATAACGCGTTCAATTGAATTGGACTCAATATTCGTTTACGAATGAATCTTTCCATGTCACAAATCGAAGTTAATACATCACGTACGCGTTTATATCTATTGTTTTCTAAATTCCAGTCAATACGTTCATATGATTTCTGAATTAGACTCGGCTCACATAATGGATTTAGCAATTGTTCATTGAAGTAACGCTTTCCCATTGGAGTCATCGCGTTATTCAAGATATCCACTAAGGATTTTTGAGAGCCAATAATATTAAGTTGTTGAACCGCATCATTAAATAACATCAAGTGATTGTCTTTGAACACGTTAATTGGTTTTGAAATATGTTTAAACCAACATTCATTATGTTCGTAAATAAAACTTAGCATGTATGTAAAACTAATACGTGCCATATGACTTCGTTCCAAGTCGAAATACTCTATCCAAGATAATAAACCATTTGAACATTTTCCATTGAAAGCTTGGCTGAATATTTCGTTTTGGTACGATATGTTTGTCCAACAAGAGTTCATTGTGCCATTCAAGTTGTGATAGTAAATGCCAGGCAATATATTTATATCCACGTGTATCTTCGAAAGCACAACCAGCTCTCTTGGTGAATATAAAAGACACAAACGGTTGATTTCATCACTCACACAGTCGGTTGACACATTAGTTTCGATGTTGAACGTTTTTGATGTTGAAACATCAATCACCGAACATCCTATACCACAAGATTCTTTTTTATTGAACATTGAACTATGTGGTTCCATGTAAATTACGACCAAATTGTTCGCTGAATGATTCAAGTTCTCTATATAAGTAGATGGACTGATGATATTCGTCACATCTCTTTTAGGCGACGGAGCTTGAGTGACTTGATCAACAATTACTATAGTGTAATTATTTTCAACAAGAATATCTATGTATTTTTTCACGGCATAACTTGGAAACCCTGCAAACATGGGATTCGAATGAGAATTTTCAAGAATTGCTTTATTTTTACGTGTCACGGTTATGTTTAAAATCCCACAAATTGTATCCATGTCCTCCCCTGAGCATTCTTCAGAGTTATTCACACCATAAATCTCATAGAAGCCACCAACTTCCATGAAAACCACAGTTTTATTACCAAATTGTTTTTTGTATTTATTTGTATATACCAGATATTCATCATAAAGCATTCTTAAAACGCGTGTATTGAATTCTATTTAAAAAATTGATTTTATTCTTAAACTAGGATTGAAATAACCGTGAGGGATGAAGTCGGATATAGATTTCACACCAGATGAATTTGAAAAATATACTTGGGACGTGATTCGTAAATATTTTAGCGATTCCAATAAAAGGTGCTTGGTTCAACATCAAATAGACTCGTACAATGATTTCATATTGAACAAATTAGATCAAATCATCGAGGGATTCAATGACTTGGAAATATTTCACAAATATTTACCTGAATATGAGGATTACAAATATACTGTGGTTGTTTCTGTAAAAAATCCAATCATCACTCGCCCAACTATAATTGAAAAGGATGGTAGTAAACGCATCATGACTCCAAACGATACAAGACAAAGAAACTTCAGTTATTCATCTAGTTTATATGTTGAACTTCATGTTCATACAAAATGGTACGATGATGATAATAAAAAACACGATCATAAAAAGATTTTGAAAAATGTAAACATTGGGAAAATCCCAATCATGCTTGGGTCAAACTACTGTATTCTGAATCAACCGTATTTTAAAATTATTTCAAAGGAATGTAAATTTGATTACGGAGGATACTTCATTATTAATGGAAATGAAAAGGTTGTCATTAGTCATGACCGAATCGCTGAAAACAAAACGTATGTTTTTCTAGATGGAAAATTGTCTCAATACTCGCATATTGCAGAGATTCGGTCTGTACCAGACAATGTTTTCGGACCACCTAAACTAACAACTTTGAAACTATCATCAAAACAAACTCAATTTGGACATTACATTCGAGTTACGATTCATCACATTCGTGTAGACATCCCTATATTTGTATTATTCAGAGCAATTGGAATTGAATCTGATAAAGATATCGTAAAATATTGTGTGTTCGACTTAGAAAATCCTAAAAATATCGAGCTAATAACCAATTTGAAAGGGAGTGTTGAAGAAGGAAACTTTTGTACAACACGAACCATGGCTTTAGAGTATATGAATCGATTTCTGAATATTAGCGGATACACAAAAGAAGTAATGCAAAATAAATCCAAACGATACAACATCATTTTGGATATTCTTCGTTATGATTTTCTTCCCCATGTTGGAACAAGTATGCAAAACAAGGCGATTTATTTGGGATATATGGTGAACAAACTTTTAAAATGTTATCTCGGAATCAATCCCATGGATGATAGAGACAGTTACTTGAATAAACGTGTAGATACACCTGGAATCATGCTCGCGAATTTATTCAGGCAGTATTACGGAAAAGTTGTGAAAGATATCAAAAACATGATTTACAAAGAGTTAAACAACGGTAGTTGGAAAGTTACAAACAATTTAGTGAATCTCATCAATAAAAGCAACATATATAAAATCGTCAAACCTTCAACAATTGAATCAGGTTTAAAATACGGATTAGCAACAGGAAATTGGGGTATTAAAAATACAAATGTAAAACAAGGTGTTGCTCAAGTTTTAAATCGATTGACATACAATGCAACAATCTCACATCTTCGACGTGTAAACACCCCAATGGAAAAGTCGGGGAAATTAATTCAGCCAAGAAAACTACACAATACGCAATGGGGAATTATCTGTCCGTCAGAAACCCCAGAGGGAAGTTCGGTTGGCTTGGTGAAGAACATTGCTATCACAGCCACCATCACAACCGCCAGCGATTCACGTGGAGTTCTTCAATATTTAGACTTGCTCAATGTCCAAAAGATCAATTATGAAAATCTTCACTTAATCGACAAAGAAACTCTCGTTTTCCTTAATGGTAATATAATCGGTATTCACGAAGACCCAAATTATTTGTATTCAGAACTAATCACTTACAAACGAAAAGGTGTTATCAACATTTACACAAGTATTAGTTTTGATATTCTTAAAAACATCATAAATATTTCAACGGAAGCAGGAAGATGTGTAAGACCCGTGTATATTGTGGATAAAAACAATAAACTGAAACTCACAAAAAATCACATTGTTGGAATAAAAAACAAAGACATTTCATGGAATAATTTAGTTGCAAACATTACAATGAATAACCCAGATTTGATAGATAAATTTGATTCCGTTGTTGAGTTTATAGATGTCGAAGAAAGTAATTCCCTTATGATTGCACCAACATTTCAAGATTTATTGAAAGGAAACAAAGGAGAAAGAAAGCGTCTTCATTATACTCATTTAGAGATCCATCCTTCTCTGATTCTTGGAGTCTTGGGAAGTAACATTCCGTTTTCAAATCATAATCAAGCGCCAAGAAATACTTATCAGAGCGCCATGGGAAAACAAGCCATCGGGTTATATGCAACAAGCTTTAAAAATCGATTGGATACACTTTCACACGTCTTAAACTATCCACAACAACCACTTGTAAAAACGAATATGTCAAATGAACTGAATCTGAGTTCGATGCCGTGTGGCACAAATGTAATTGTAGCTATAGCAACATTTACAGGATATAATCAAGAGGATTCTGTAATTTTAAATCGTTCATCTGTACAACGTGGGCTATTTACTTCCACATTCTATCGAACATTGAAAGAAGCATGTAACAAAAATTTATCAACAGGTGAAGAAGAAATGTTCTGTAATCCTACTTTGAACGACTCCTTTCAAAATAAACCACAAAACTATACTAAACTCAATGAATACGGTTTCGTTGATGAGAATACCTATGTCGAATCAGGAGATGTGGTCATTGGAAAATGTATGCCGATTAAAACTACTGAAACATTTTCACATAGAGATAACAGTGTTTACATGAAAAACAATGAACACGGTTACATTGATATGTGTTGTGCTGACGACAAGTACTTTAAGAATTCCAGTGCTGATGGATACAATTTTGCGAAGATTAAAATTAGACATTTTAGAGAACCGACGATTGGGGACAAACTGAGTAGCAATCATGCACAAAAGGGAAGTATCGGTGTTATGTATAACCAAGAGGATCTTCCTTTCACAAAAGATGGATTGGTTCCAGATATTATCATCAATCCCCACGCAATTCCAAGTCGAATGACCATCGCTCAATTGATTGAAACATTGATGGGAAAAGCATGTGCTTCACTTGGAGCGGTTGGAAACGCAACTCCGTTTACAAGTTTGTCCGTTGACATGATATCGAAAATTTTGAGGGAAGATTGTAAACTTGAAGGAAACGGAAATGAAATTATGTATAATTGTCGAACTGGAGAACAAGTAAAAACTTCGATATTTATTGGTCCAACATATTATCAACGATTGAAACATATGGTATGTGATAAGATTCATTCTAGAAATAGTAACGGACCAGTGGTTTTATTGACTCGTCAACCAGCAGAAGGTCGTGCTCGAGATGGTGGATTGCGTTTGGGAGAAATGGAAGTCGAGTGCAACTGGGGACACGGAACTATGCATTTCTTGAAAGAGCGATTTATGGATTGTTCCGATAATTACCGTGTGTTTGTTTGTAAAAAATGTGGAAATCTCGCAAATGTAAACCCAGTGGATAATATTTATCAGTGCAATGTATGTGATAACAAGACAAATTTCGGAGAGATACGAATCCCATTTTCAAGTAAATTATTGTTTCAAGAAATTCAGAGCATGGGAATAAACACCAAATTCATAACCTAAAAAAATATGAATAGTAATAAATGATTCTGCTCCTAGTTTCAATTATTTTGACAATTGTAATGGTATGTATATACAATTGGAATTTAAGACGCATTCAGAGAAATGTAGAACATTTCGAAATTATCGATAGTGATTTACTTCCAAATGATGACAGAGAAGTATATTATTTTGTAATCGATAGTTACCGTTCTTTGCTAGAGAGATATCCAACTTCAACAGAGTTACATGAAGGATTTGGTGAATTGAAAAACAAACGTCAAACTGAATCAATGTTTTTGGATCAGTTAATGTTAACGCAAGAGTACATTAAAAAAAACTCCAAAAATACGTCAGGAAAACCATTGGAAAACAAACTCAAGGAAGTCATGGAGATTATTGCACCAAATAACACAATGATCACACCAAACACAAAAGAGTCACTTTTAGATAAGTACCTTCAAGTTGAACAAAACTTCGATGAATTTAAAAAGTATATCCATGATACGGTTGAATATAAAAATTATGTTGAATCCACTGAGAATAAAATAGACAAACCTGAACTTGATAACAAAAATCCAAATACAATGAATGAATCAAACGATACAAAAATAATGAATGAATCAAACGATACAAAACTAAGTGAGGCACCGTCCGAATCTAATTCATCCGATAACAGTATGTCTGTATCTGAAAGATATCTTCATATGAGTCAAATATTGAACGAAATTTTGAAAAGACCAGACATCAATGAAAATCGTGCGATTCAATTAGACGAAGACGTTCGTCCTAACCAAGGCTCGACAACATCGCCCACCAGCACAAGCCGCACAACAACCGGTTCCACCTACGTGAACGAAGATGGCGAAACCAACATTCGTCCTAACCAAGGCTCGTCAGCATCACCCACCAGCACAAGCCGCACAACAACCGGTTCCACAACAGGTTCCACCTACGTGAACGAAGAGGGCGAAACGTACATTCGTCCTAACCAAAGCTCGACATCATCGCCCACAAGCTCAAACCGAAGACCAACCGGTTCCACAACAGGTTCCACCTACGTGAACGAAGAGGGCGAAACGTACATTCGTCGTCCTAACCAAGGCTCGTCAGCATCGCCCACCAGCACAAGCCGCACAACAACCGGTTCCACAACAGGTTCCACCTACGTGAACGAAGAGGGAGAAACGTACATTCGTCGTCCTAACCAAGGCTCGTCAGCATCGCCTACCAGCACAAGCCGCACAACAACCGGTTCCACAACAGGTTCCACCTACGTGAACGAAGAGGGCGAAACGTACATTCGTCCTAACCAAGGCTCGTCAGCATCGCCCACCAGCACAAGCCGCACAACAACCGGTTCCACAACAGGTTCCACAACAGGTTCCACCTACGTGAACGAAGAGGGCGAAACATACATTCGTCGTCCCCAAGGTTCTACACGTCCAAAAATAGATTCAATTAATCAAGATACTGTTGTTGTTATTGTCAATGGAAAAAAATACAGTCTACCACGCCCAGATATTAACACATATACCCATATGAACGATGTCAAATATTCAGACCAAGCAATCAAACAAAAGAAAACAAAAAAAATAGATTGTTCTGCTCTGGATAAAATAAACGAGAATGTATCATTAGCTGATTTACATTCTAAACGGGAAATGGAAGACTTAAAATATCATTGCGAAATGAGAAACAATTACGATAATGTGAATGACGATTTGACTTTGATTAAAGGACAAGAATGGACTGTTCCACAACAAAGAACGCCCGTATGTTATTCACAATCGTGTCATGTTGCGAACCAGTTCGACCAGACGTCGTTGATTGGAACATTAATCGACGACATTGAAAACAATAAATACATCATGCCTGAATTTTCGTATACGGAGAGTGTCTGAACATACACGTGGAGGTGATGCGATGAATTTCTATATTGTAAATATATAAAGTGGCATACATGAACAGTATTATAATGAATAAGCTGACGAATAAAATGGCTTTCAAGAGTATTGTTTTTCAAATTGTTATAACATTTTTTGTGTGGACAGTGAATTCGTTTATACCAAGTTATTCGAGTGAATCCGTATTCATACTTGAGGTCATTCTTTCGCAGATGCTTGTGTATTTTTCAGATATTCTCTTCATTCAAGAAAACTTTATGAAAAAAGGATATTCTTTGAATCAAACCCCGAATACATTATACGAAAAGTTTTTATACAGTATCGACAAAAATATTTTTTATAAGTTTATAGTCATTGTGACAATTTCAACAATAATTAACAACAGTATTTACAATTACATACTTGGTCAAATGGACAAACGCAAGCTTTTCATGAACAAAAAAGAACTAAGAAACCCAATTGTACAAATAGTAGTCAACATATTTACAACCATCTCTTATGTGAACATCATGAAATTCAAATGGGCTTATGTGAATAATGAAGATCCAGTTCTTAACATGATTATCATCTCTTGGTTTTCATTGTCAATCCTTATCAGTGTGTCAAAGTGTGCGAATACTTGAATATGGATATATTTTTTTATATTATAATCACAAATGTTCATATGTTTGTCGATTTTATTAGTGTTTGCGATATACTGTCTTTATATAAACATGTATTGCAGAGAACCTATTGTACATAATGTGAAATATTTGAAACAAATTCATTAGGTTTTTTTGTACAAAGTCATGATATACTTTACGATTTCACTACGGAACACATCTTCTTCATTAAATGATATATGTTTAATATGATTTTCATCAATACAATCAACGTCTTGTAATTTTTGCAAAAGTGATGACAATCCATTTTCTTCTGAGAGAAACGATGCATCGCATTGTGTGACATCCCCAGTAATGATAGTTTTGGTTCCGGTTCCCAATCTAGTAAGGAACGTGTACATCTGATGATCGCTAGTATTTTGCATTTCATCCGCAATGATAATTGAATCATCGAATGTTCTTCCACGCATGAATGCAATTGGAACGATCTCTATGGTTTCCTCTTTGATGTATTTTCCCAAAAGTGCCTTATTCGAAAACTTTTCCATTTGTTCAAACATTGGAATCAACCATGGTTTCATCTTATCATGCGCATCGCCAGGAAGAAATCCAAGTTCTTCTTGTACAGACACTGCAGGTCTCGTTATGATTAATTTCTTGTATTTTTTTTCGTTCAACGCATTCATCGCAAATTGACAAGCGATCATTGTTTTTCCAGTTCCCGCACATCCCGACGCAATCACTACGGATGTGTTGTTCTCCAAATGTTTTTTGTACTCTAAATGTCGATCTGTATATATAATAGGTTTATACACACATTTAATGATAATTCGTTTGAACATTTAACAGGATATATATTGTTTCGTTTTAAATCATTATAATCAGTTTAAAAACATACTACTTTTGATATGTATAAAATGAATCTCTTGCTTGATTTTGATGGCGTACTATTGAAAAATAAAAAATTGGATCAGATCATTACGAAACGAAGTGTGGATTACGTGTATTCAAAGTCAGACAAATGTTATACATATGCTGCAAATTACAATCGTAAGATGTACAAAAAACTTGGTCACACCGCATTGATATTCAATAACTCTTTGAATTATCATCACGAAGTTTGCGAATATAACGCGAAAGTTTTTCAAGATTTGGACTTCGATAAAGATATCAAACCTTTCATGAACAATGAAGATATTTTACATGTGTCTGAAATTTTGAAATCATTCGATGGTAACAATAAACCTGGACTATTTACAAATACACCATTGATATGGGTGTATGAAACTCTTGGAATTTTGGGTTTTGATGTTGAACGTGTTTTCAATACAGACTTGCTGTTTACCTCCGACGAAGGCTTTGTCAAACCCAAGATGGATGCTTATGACAATGTGGATTCATTTCTTAAAGACGAACATATCGTTTTTATAGACGATAACGAAAAAAATATATTTCCCACTGTTACACGTGATAATTGGATTGGATTTCACGTTCCAAAAAATCGCAAAGATATGCTATATGATTACGTTTCTCTGTTAGCAAATATGGATGGATAAAGAATGATGTTATATTAAAGTGTTCTTATAAATTACTGCTTCAAACAGAAGCATACAAATCACCGTCAAACCCAGAAATTTGAGAGAACAAGTTTTTTTGTATCGTTGTAGGTTTTTTTCCAATTGTTTTTTTGGGAATAACTTCCTCTGTTATTTCTTCTTCTACTACCTTCATAACTGGTGGTTTTGGTTTCACTTGGTTGTCGAAAAGAGGTTTGACTGTATGAGGTGGTTGTTTATGAATGTTAGGCTCGAATGGATTTGTGATTTGAAGGTCGCTTTCGTTACCAAACACTTCATCCAAAAAGTTTTCACGATATCTGATTCCTCCACCGAATGAGCTTACTAACGTTATTATGATTAACATAGCAATGAGCATTTTTGAACCATGTTTGTACAAATTCATATTTGTTTTTATTAATATCAATATTTTTTTGAAAAGAATTGAGTACGATAATTAATGTTTTTAAATATAAAATGTTTGGTGGAACTGAGCTTGAAACAGCATATGCGGGTGGACAATCAAAACTTGAACTATTCGAGTCGGGACCAACCGTTCGAGAAGAAGACACAAATATCAATACAAAAACAATAGTAAACCCAACATACAATGCATCAGTTCCAATTGAGCATCCACAAGGATTACAACACGAGTATGATACGAAGCAACAAATAAATGAACTTCAAAATCAACTTAAACGTCAAAAAGAACTCAATGCAATGATGCAAAAGGATGTTGCTAGCATTTATGATAGGTTTGTCTCTAAAAAAAAAGATGTCCTTAAGTTGGTGAATGTATCATTGACAGTTTTACTGGCCATAAGTATTCACTTTGTAATGAGCGATTTGATAAAGGGATATATAATGAATAATGACTTTACATCCAATAAAGAAACACTAATCAAATGTAGTTATCCTATCGCTATCTTTATATTAATGTGGTCCATGAAAGTATTCAACCGATGATTCGAATCATACCGTTTTTTTTTGTTTGGTTGTTGGTAATAGGGCTTTCGTTAGACACCAATTGATTCACTATGGAATACATTGGTATTGATTGTTCACAAATAGCATCGGAATGACCATTCTTATTATTTTCAATCTGGTATCGAAGAACTTCGATATGATTTTGAAGTAATTGCAAATGGTTTAGCAGTTCTTGTTTATTCATATTTTTATTATTAAATTATAGCTATAATTAAAATTCTTCAAATATGATCGAAGTATTTGTAGTTGGTAACCTCGTTTCCACTTTTTTGTATCTGAAATATATCCAAAAAAAACTATCAACAGATGGAAAATTTGAAAGAAAAGAGTTTATATTAGGAAATATTTATTATTTCTCGTACACAATGATGATTTTGTTAACATGTGTATATCTCATGCAACTGGTATCCTATGGTTTGATGTTCATAAGAGCAACTGAGACTCCTGACTCGGTTGTTAACATATTTATGAAACATGCAATCGTAGCGAAATTTATGAAACGATTCTTGTCCAACATCACCAAAGTGATGGCGTATAGCTTTTCCATACATGGATTTTTCACCTTTCTATTGATGGCTGGAAATGGATTCAAACCAATTACTGATGAATATAGGGTGAAGTTCGAATACTATTTACTTAATTCCATCAGTTTGATCACAACATGTGTAACGATTTTCTACCTCTAAAGAAATAACGTGATGTTCAGAAACTTTTATGTATATACGTATGGAATTACTTTGGCATCTATACTGTTTCGTATCATGAACATTATACCAAACATGAAATACTTGAGTAACTATTACGAGGCCAATTTTAAAGATGACTTCTTTATATATTACTGTTTACATCCTGTTTATGTGGTTTTTAAATTCATTCGACTTTATATTGAAAATATTGACACATTTTTGGTTAAAAAGATTGGTGATAAACTCGTTGGGTTATATATTGAACATGCCTACAAATTTACGTTGAATGCAATGTTTTTTGTAATTTTATACAACGTTTCAGAAATTTTATTTAACTGTAGGAACACGACATCAAAACCAATCGCTTATTACGTGTTTACAATCTTCGTTCCAAGCATGGTATTGTTTCTTTTAAATTTTGGTATTACGTTACACAAAAAGAAAAAACGAATTATTCCAGTTTCAGACCAAACACTTTCTAGAATCATATCTTCAGCATTTTATGCGATTCTGTTTCTATGCATCTACTTTTACTTGCTAAAAAAATATGCTTTGGACTTAGATTCGTCGACAACGGATTCTGGAAACATAATGAGAACGATTAAAAAACTTCGACTTAAAGAATATTTCAAAGTACTGTTTGTACACGTTGTTGTTTCTGGAGCATTCGTCTTATGTTTTGGCTTGAAACCTCACAAATCGACAATAAATCGATTCAAAACTCATAAGATTATGGTTTTAAGCAACATAGTAACGATGCTGATTTTATACAAGTATGTTTTCAAGTGACATAATAATAGACATTTTGTTTCAATTCACAAGAACTCAGTACAACTGTTGCCAAATCACATTGTAAAAGATGAATGGAAATAATAGTCCGAGTGATATGTGATAAATCTCTCTTCTTAAGGTTCTTACACACACCTCATCAACCTCATTTGTAGAACGTTTACAGAATATCGACAACGCTTCTTTGTTTGCTTTTACGGCTTGTAATAATACTAAATATACAACCGCTATAACGCACGTCATGATCAAATATAAAATCACTGGAGTAAATAAATATCCAGGTAGTCGAAACAAACGGATAATAGCAAATATAAGTTGACCGATTTTAAGATGATATACCTTAAATATAAAGTCAAAGTAAAGATATCTCGATGGATTCCATTTTGATATGATGTATGGAAATGGAACAAATATCAATTTTACGAGATCAACATATTGTATGAACGAATAAATAACACCAATCAACCCAGAAAAACTCGCAAACTGAAGCAAACTCATACTCGGGTTTTTGTTCTTTGTTTTCTTTGTTTTCTTCAGTTCATTCCATGAAATCATCACAGCGATAATGTACAATATACAGATGAACATAGCCAATTCAAATACATTGACATCGTTAGGAACACTCATGAAGAATTTCAAAATACTTGTAGAAAGAAGTGTGAAAACCACAAGCACAATGGCTCCGCATGTAATATAAGTGAACATCTTGGCAAACGCTATATTTTTTTCGAACAGTTTGTTTACCTTTTCATCTACCTTCGAAATCCAGTGAAAAGACTGTTCGGTTGTTTTCTTTATTTTTTTAACATCTGAACTCGTGACTTGTTTCGAAGCTTTATAAACAACCGCCACGTATATCACCAAGAAAATGATCACAAGTAACCACAAGAATCCAAATTGCAACTTCATGATATTTTCTCGAATGGTAGCATCATCGTTCATTTTATTTATTGTTATAAATAAAATGAACGGTGGTTCTGTTTCACATAGTAATGTATTCACCATCTTTTATGGTATCAAAGTTCTACGATTGATATACACGTATTCAGCACTTCTCATCGCAAAAAACTACACATCTCAGATATATATGGAGAAAGTTCTTGTGAAAGGTGAAAATCCACCTCATCTTTCGAATTTGATGTATATTTTCATGATTGTAGAGTTGGGAATCATGAGTGTATTCCTTTTATTATTTTATGGGGTCGACTCCACGTTCAAACTTGGGTTTGCAGAAAAAGGTATGTTTTCAAGCATGTTGTTACCTGATTATGTCATAAGTCTGTTATTTATATTCATTTATGGAACAATTATAGCCACATCCATGTCAAAGAAAAAATACTTTTTGTATAAGGAAGACGGTTTACGAGCGATTCGCGCATATACTGAATTGTTGTTCAGCATCACACTTGTGAACACATTGATCCCATGGAATGCTTTGATGTCGGGCATCATTCTTCAGGCATTGAAATTCGTTTCTTCGAAAATGAAGAAAATATCGTGATGAAGTTAAGAAAACAAATATGTTAGTTCCATATGTTAGTTCCATATGTTAGTTGCATATGTTAGTTCCATATGTTAGTTACAAAACATATTTATAGGATAATCAAATAGTATAATATAACTGACACAATAAGTATGGAACGAGAACGAGAATTTCATTTTCAAGAACTCGATGAAACTTCTCCAATGTATTCAAAACACATAGATTCCAGGACGGTTTTAAAACCTCATCAACGTGCAGTGATTGAAAAATGTATCCAACTTGAAAACGTTGGTATGGACATTTCAGTGAATGAAGAACTCGTCGATAAATTTTCTTCAGCAAAAACCAATATTGGTATTTTGGCTGATAAATGCGGAAGCGGTAAATCATACTCCATATTAGGTGTAATTTTATGCAATCCGGTTCCTCTCGTTAAGTTTAACACGACGTTTGTGATGGGTCAACAAAACATCGTTGTACAGTTGAATGAAAAATCATATGCGAACAGTTTAAATTTGAATGTGATTGTTTGCTCATTTGGGTTGATCAACCAATGGCAAAAACTTATTCGTTTATTCTCTAATACGTTTCGACTTTTTGTTATCAATAAACGAAAGTTGTTTGAAGAGTTTAAAACAACGTTCAAAAATTACAATATTCTTCTTGTGTCTGGAAGCTTTTACCACGATGTTGCTTCATTTCTGGTGAATAAGAACGCCTCCGTACTTCGTACCGTGTTTGATGAGGTTGATTCTGTCAGTACCCCAAAAGCTTTACCCATCCCTTCATCTTTTTACTGGTTGATGTCTGCTTCATATAAAAATATTATTTATCCGAGAGAAAGACGATATTATACGAATTTGTATACGAGCACAGTAATATCGCCAGGTATTCAACAGAACATATTCATAAGAAACATATTTATTGCATTACAACGTATGGTAAATCGAGTCGACGTGATGTGCATAGACCAAATTATTGTACGATGTAAAGATTCGTTTGTCGATAAGTCGTTCACATTACAAGAACCAATGAAAAACGTGATTGTGTGTCAAAACATTATGGAGATCAACATGTTGGAGGGAATAACGAATTCGAACGTGATCCAATGTTTGAATGCTGGTGATGTTACATCAGCGATTTCATTTTTACAGAAGGGAAAAGTTGGGTCAGAAGATACGATCATTTCATCAGTAAAAAACTCGCTAGAGATCAGTCTACAGAATGCGAAAATCAAACTCGAATATACCAAAGATATGATTTTTCATAGCGAAGAACAACGAGATTCGAAATTGAAAATGATTCAAGATGAGGTGTGTGGATTTGAATCCAAGTTGAATTTATTAAACGAACGTATTACAAAAAATGACATTTGTGTGATTTGTTTAAATTCGTTTGATAAAAAAAGTATAACAAGTTGTTGCAAAAACTCTTTCTGCTTTGCGTGCATTTGTAAATGGATCAATACAAATCCAACATGTCCTGTCTGTAAGAGCTCTTTATCAATATTAAACGATTTGTATGTCATTGACAATGATACGGTTTCTCAGGATGATGATGTGCATGAAATTGCTCAAAATCTTGACAAACACGCTCGATTCAAACTACTGATCCGTCAGATTTATGAACGAAACAGTCAATCTAAGGTTTTAATATTTTCAGAATATGACAACTCATTTTACAAAATCGATAGAATTTTAAGTGACGAGCGTTTATCATATGCTTATGTTAAAGGTGTAGGTATCAACACCATCATAAACAAATTCAAAAACTCAAATGAAACCAATATACTCCTCGTGAACTCAAAATCATTTGGGTCTGGTTTAAATCTCGAAAACACAACAGACGTGATTCTTTTTCACAAGTTTGATTCACAAATTGAAAAACAGGTGATTGGTCGCGCTCAGCGTCCAGGAAGAACATCGATACTAAACATTCATTATTTGCTATACGAAAACGAGATTTAACTTTTTCTTTTGTACACCCATATGGAAGGCACATCTATGATGAAAACAGTTTCTACAAGTTCAAATGCTGACAACTTACCAATATACCTTCTGTTTTCAACTGTTTTGGATGTAACTGTTTCGGTATATAAAATTAGGTTTTCATAGTTTTTTATGCGGATTGGATCTGTGATGTACATGTCCAATAGGGATAAAACGTCAATATTACACACAAAAGTTATTCCTTTGTGATGGTACGAATTGAAACCAAATAAGATGTTGTGAAATTGTAATTGTTCATCATCGACATATGTGTTCGATTTATGTTCTTCTGAAACCATATGGTCGAAGATTGATATAACACCTTGTGAACAATGGAAACCATTTTTTTTATTTGTTCTAACGAATGAAATGTAATTCTTTTTGCTGTTTCTTTCGTCGAACACGATGCATCGCATGAAATGGTTCGTGTTTATATTTTCGTTATATATCGCTGATGCAAATAGATTGTTGGTACACAAATGAACCACATACTGATATGGATCGTTGATGTATTTTTTCACTATTTTCCCGTACAAATTCAAACGTTCTTGTATGTCCATAACGGATAGAACCGCTGGTATTTTAATAGTTCGCATATCATTGGTTGATGACGCGTTCTTAGAATCGTACAGAACGTATTCTATGTACGTTGGTTCGTAATCAAAAGGCTCTCTTTGTTTGTTACATATTGAAAGTTGAACATATATAACGTAGCCCATGATAACACAGTAAACGAAGATAGCGACACTCATGAAACGGTTTCGATTAATACTCACCACAGAAATACTATGAACCATATTTTTCCTATTATACTAAATATACAGTTTAAATTATTACAGAAACAAAATATATATATTTTGTTTATTTAATGAGATAATGAACTCTAGAGCTTTATCGATCACCATTTGTGTCATTGTTATTGTTCTATTCGGATCATTACATGTATGCTTTGTGAAATCAGCAAATACCCCTTCGAATAAATTATTTGATGAAATATATCTAATGAACTTGAAACGTAGACCTGATAGACTCAAAACCTTCTTAAACAAGTACCGAGAGTCTGATTTGTCGCAGTATCCTTTAGTCAAGTTCGATGCGATTGATGGTAGCATGTTGGACATTGAAAAAGTTCCATTGTCTGAGTTGGCGAAGGCAGAGTTACAACAATTGAAAACAACTGGTTTTCGGACAAAACATTATCAATTAACTAAAGGTGCAATTGGATGTTATTTGTCTCATTTGAAAATATGGGAAAATATACTAAAGAATGAATATAAAACTGCATTGATATTCGAAGATGATGCTGACATACCTCACAATATATTGGAACGCATGAATGAAGAAATGATGTATATTCCAACGGATTGGGACATCGTGTTATTTGGGTATTTGTGTTCACAATGTTATCAACACGAAAATTACAACAAAGTAGAAAGATTCATGTTAACCCATTGCATGCTCATTAAAAGCAGCGCTATTCGAAAAATAATAGCAACAGAAGTTTTGTTGCCAATTACGCAACAGATTGATGCTTTGTTGAGTGAATTGAGTTCTGTGATAAACATATACACAGTTAAGGACAGAATCGTTCGTCAGTTCTCATCACGAACAGATATTCAAGCTCCTTTAAAGAATAAACACAGCGCAGAAGTGAATGAACGTGTGCGTGTATTGAAATAACAACATAACAAATATGTGTTGAAGTAAATAACAATAAAACCAAAATGGGTGGAAACTTTTTTTCTGTGATTTGGGACAGTCTGTGGAAGATCATTTTAACATATAAGGATTCTGTCGTTGAAGTTGGAAATGAACTGAAAATCATCGAAGAAGAACATTGGGAGTACATTAAACCGTATTCCCATAGTGATAATGAACGTTTCGACACGCTCACAAAACCAACATCTGGCGATGATGAGGTGGACAAACCAAAAGCGTTCGTTCGAAGAGACAACTACGCACCGTATATGAATCTGACGAGAAATAAACTTATGGTGAAATACTTTATACTCACCTATTGGAAAATAATATATTTGTGTATTGTTGCGTCAGTTGCAATCATGCAAATCATGTACTATTTCAAATACATTACCATGAAACCACCGTTAGGATTGCTTATCTTGCCAATGGTGTTTTACATCATGGGTACAATGTTCAAGGAGTTCGGATATCGGTGACATATTTGTTAAATATGTTTGCTTAAATTAAATATGATCATCGTTTTAATATGTTGCATGGTATTAATGTCAATTGTATCACTTCTGCTTTATGTTCAAATTTACGAAAACAAGGAAACCATACGCATTATGAAACACACAGATGAGATCAACGAACGTAGATTGCGAAACATCATTGATGCTATAAACTATAACGACAAGTTGTTGATGGATAATAACAAATATGTCATGGATGTACTTGAATCGAACGACTCATTTAAAAAGGTTGATACCGAACCTGAATTAGATTTGGATGAAGCAATCTCTGTAGAAACACCTGAAGCGGATCCATTTTATGAACGAATGATGAAGTTTTATGATGCTCTTACGTTTCCATCGAACTAGTAACATTTCAATTCATGTTTTTTTTTTCATACATATATTAAATAATGATAACCTCTTTGGTGTTTTCATTAATTACTTTTTTTATAATATCAACAGCAACTGTATTGATCATATCGAACAGAATAAAAATAAAAAATGAACGAGAGGAACGGAATAAAACAGAAAACCGAATTCAGGCCGTGTCAAGTTCTCAAGCACAAAAACTAAGCACGATCACATCTGACTTTACCTACGAGCAAAACAAAATAAATCACGAAATCAAAAAGAACAAACAAGATGCTGATAGAAAAACACAAAAACTGAATACAAAGGTTGATAATGTTGATAAAAGATTAGGTAGCTTTCAAGGACTCACAACTGCTAATTTGATGGGTATGAACAATCGATTCACATCCGAGTTTGAGCGTGTGGATGGTGAAATCAATGATAATTCGCAAAATCTGCTTTTAGAAACTGAAAATCGGAAAACTGAGGATGAATTATTGAATAGACAAACTTTATCTGTAAACAACGACTTAACTAGATATAAAACAAAAAATGAAAAAAACATAATCGATTTGAGAGAAACCAATTCAAATCAAGATGTATTAATACAACGAGCAATGTTGAGCATTCAACAAGTACAATCTAATCTTACTAGCGCTACAATAACAGCGACAGGACTAAATTCAGAAGCCCGAAATCAGATTATTCAAGCCGGTCAAGGTAATTACAACAGAACAAATGATGCGTTGAGTAAATTTTTTGATATCCACAACTTTAATTCGAATCCAACAAATTCAAAATTCAGTGAAAAAATCACTGCCACAAGTGAAAGTGATAGTGATCTTTTTAGTGCGTGGTTCGGAAACTATTTCAATCTCAATCAAGAGTCAAGATCGAACATCAATGTTGGTGCGCGAGCCATGTTTGATCAGTTGGACAACTCGTTGACAGATATAGAAAACTTGAAACATAGCAACGTAATTCAGAGCGGAATTAATAGTGATAACTCGGAAAAAATTGTAAACATTCAGAATAATTTTGTACCAAAGTTCGCAATTGAAGAGAATGATTATTTGTCGCCGATATTTTCGAATCAATACGGAATAAAGTTGGAATCCTTAAGCAATACACTATCAACGATGAGTGAGCAACTCCTAGACGTTACAAGGAATTCAACAGATGTTTCAACCCTTCAATCAAACTATGCAACACTTGTAGAAAATTTGCAAGATATAGGTGTGACCGACCTTACGACAGCTATCAATTTAAATGATTTGATGGAAAGCATTAACTCCAACAAAACGGCAATCGAAGAAAATAGTAATCTAATACAGTCGTCGTTCTCAAATTTCAAAGATGATAATTTTAATTCAAATATCGATGGTACATTTTCATTGACATTGAAAAGTAATTTACCTTATTACTACGAGGACATAACAAGTAATATTAATATGAACGCTTTGAGGGACAAAATAGAAGTCGCATCTTTTGATGATAATAAAGTTTGGAACTTGAATGACATGAAGTTCGACACAAGTGAAGGAACAAATATGTATCTCAATGGTACGTTGACTGTACCGAATCTGCGTAATATAGAATACGGCGTTGTAGCTGGACAAAAAAGCAACCTTATGCAAAAGTTTGATGATATCGACACCAGAATTAATGTTATGAACAAATGGTTGAATAGTGATTTTGAAAACGATGCTGTATTCAACCTTGATGAGACACTGAACACTAATGAGACTACTCCTCATGCATTGAAACTAAAAGATGGAATGGATTTTGTGTTAGGAGACGAAATAGAACCTGGACCGAACATTGGTGGTAAATCGGCTTCAATCTATGTACCAAGTTGGTCGAATATTAAAAGAAAACAAACCTATTATGATGAACCCAATGAACAAGAAGAGAGTTTACAAGAGAAGTTTAATACAATTGACCAACAAATCAAGGACAATGGCAACGCCATCAACACATTGCAACTTAATGGAGTAACTACAAAATCGCTGTATGATGTATTGAATGAGGCCCCACAATATGTTCACGGAAATAACACTTTAACTACTAAATTTCACATCAAGAATTTGGTCACAGGAGAATGTGATAGTGGTATAGATGCCTGCCCCACAATTGATTACAGATTCACTACTCAAGAATCTCGAATAAATACTTTAAGTAACAATATGAGTAATATATTCGAGACGCATATGAAAAATTACGGCATAGAAAAAAACATGTACACCGGTGAACTAGTATTTCACGATACCGGTAACAATGGTAGTATGTTAAAAAAACTGGTTGCTGAGTCTATGAAACTTAACGACTCATTGAGTGTAGGAACAAACGGGTATTTTTCTAATATTACAACAACAGGTGATATTTCGGCACAACAAGTTTCAAGTCCGAATGTCACCATATCGAATACATTAACATTATCGGATAATAATGGTGCACAAATTCGAGTACCAGGTTTTGATAACATCATTAATTCCACAACTAATTCTGATCTTAAAACCTATTTGGAAGAAAATTATCTTCCAAGTACCCTAAGTGTTGTTTCGAGTGTATCATATGATCGTGATAACCGTATACTTACGTTTCAACAAGGAACTGAACCAACCCTTGTGGAAATTCCGAATGTGACGAGTGTGGCAACAACTCAAGATATTATTGATCTTAAGTCAAAAACTTTAACGAGATATGAGACTTTTCGGGGGGATGTTGGTGAGTTGAGATATTTTTCCAACTTACAACAAGATACTACAGAAAGTAGCATAAAAATCCCAAGAAAGTGGTCAGTTATACAAAATGATGGTGACCGGCTTCAGTATGCAACATTATCAGACCAAGACGACACTGTCCCATCTTTTAGTAATTTCGGTTTCTATGATAGCCGGGAAGCTTTAATTAAGTCACTGAGTAAAGACCCAGAAGACAATGAACAGACAATTCACGTGAACGGATTAAAAATTGGTGGTATTTGTTTAGTGGCATCATCAGATAATAAAAAATTACAAGTTTGTAATGCTAATTGTCAAACTTGTGAAGATGTATGGGACAAGGGACAAGCACCCGAACCGAATGTATCATAATCTAAACATCTAAAATCTGATAAGACTACGAAACAGAATAAAAACTTATATACATTAACAGACAACGAAGCAGAACATAATGAAGGGTATTGTTGTCTTACTAGTAGTGGCTATCATATTGATGTTGACGTCTACCGGTATTTTTTTTGGTATCAAACGCGGTTTACTTTTCAATAAACACGCATGGGAACCCTATATGGACTTCATGAACATTGTTGCAGACGCAAATCCAGACGCTGAATGTCAAAAAGAATCTTGTTTCGTGTATGTACCTCGATATAAAAAGCACATATACAAAACAATGATGAAACAAAAAGATGAAAACGGTTTGTGCGTTTCTAATCATAACGGGAAAGAAATCACGTGTACCGGCGTTGAGCCTAACCCAGATGAAATCGAGGAAAAACTGGTTGAGTTGAACGCGAGTACGTTTTGTGACGGAAATCCAGTTCAATATTGTTACGAAAATGCTGACGAGTTGAACACGTACCATAAAAAGTTTTATCAAAAGATTTACGACCACGACGAGAACAAATGTGTGTGGAAAGATATGCATTCAAATAAGATCATGTCCGACACGGAGATGATCATGTGTCCCAAACAGCTGACAAATTGTGAATCTCTGGATTATTTATGTAGTGGCAATAACAAAAAAATACGACATCAGATCAACTCTCAGGGAAAGTGTCAACCGATAAACACTTGTGATCAATCCGTATGTGACCCTTCGCGAACATTGACATGTTTTGACTTTCAAGGCTCTACACGAACATATGAACCCACAGTGTACACAGAACGTTCGAAATCATCAACCCCAGGCTGTTCGTTTTATGATTCGAGAAATACAGAGGTTCCGAATCAGTGTAGAGTAAACACCAAAATCAATTGCGGAGAGCCCATTATTTGTAACGGACGAACCCATATTGGTAGATTAAACAACACGGGTACCAGATGTGAATATTTTGATCAGGTCACAATTAACGACTATTCGGATTGTACACTTTTTGGATGTGATTCAAATATGTTTTATGACTATGAATCAAACGAGTGTACGACTTGTGGTGATGGACTGTTCTTAAAAAACCCAGACGCAAACTCGACAGACGCTGCGTGTGAACCCGTTAAAGATTGTACGAACGCATACACACCATGTTTTGAAAACACTGATGTTAGTAACAAATACAAAAAGGTGTTGTACCAAAAGATATATGATCCGACGAACAACACTTGTATAAACGCATATGATTTGAAGTCGCCTTGTTACACGAAATGTAGGTATGACGTTGTTACTGAAGAAGATGGTGAAGAGTACTGTATTGCACCCAAAACATATGAGTTGTTCGATATTAAAAATGTCATTTAATAATAGTATAATAACACATGGATTGTGATTTGGTATCGGTATTATGTGCAATGTGTTTCATTTTTTTAAGTGTTGTTGTCATCATGTACATATGCAAGAACAAAAGATATACTATGAAAACGGTTGAAAAGTTTAATGTGTATGACAGAATTGATTTTGATGATGTCATGGATAAAAAGTGTGAGATTGAAACCGACGGTTCGAACAACGATTATGTTTTTGGTAAAGGGTATTGTCAGTCGGATACATGTCCAATGGAGACTTGTCATGAATTTGATGACGGAACAAATGACAGACCCATTGGTTGGTACACAACTGTTAGTGAGCAAACAAAGACTTTGAGTGCAAACGGGGATATTATCTGTACAGAAACTGACATAACTGACAATCAAACCATGAAATGCAATGAACCAATTCCAGTTTGTCAAAACTTAGGAGACAAAATGACGATTTATGAATATGATTACTCTCCGAATAATAATAAAAAGGAATGGGTTCAAAAAGATTTTCAGAAAGGTTGGAGTTCTTCGGGAGAGTGTAAATGGATCAATAAAGATAACAATGATGAGGAAAAGACTGACTTTGAAATCAAAAACTCGAGAACAGAACCTGTTGTGTGTTCTGTTTCTAATGTACTATGTAGTCAACAACCATCGTATACATTGAGCAACCTTCACAACTTGAATGATTATGATCCCATGACAAATGTTCTGCGTTATATAATCGACCCTGACGATGAAACTGGAGAAAGGTGTATACAAGATAGCAACTCTTCATGCGATAATTGTCCACGAGACGTAAAGTATGGTTACAAGTTGAATACAACTGAAAATAAGTATGAAAGACGAATATACACACAAAGAGTTATTGATAATCGATGTGCATATTTCGACAATCAAGGATATTGTTGTCCACAAACGATATGTCCAGAACAGTATTATGGGGTTAGGGTTTATGACGTGAATCAGTATTGTGCATTTGAGGCGCCTAGCAATCTGTTCAACAGTAATGATATTGGTGAATCGTGTAAGCAATTAGAACCATTATTCTGTAGCAATTTGGACGAACGTGATTACTTTAAGAGAACCAAATTCATACCCCGGTTAAAATCTGACGGAACGGATTGTGAATATCGTAGCGCAAATTTAGAAGACAGTCGTATAATACCTAGAGGTACTAACGGCGGCTTTGAATGTTGGGAGCGACAACGTCTATGTAAAAATAAAGATGAATTCAGAAACAGTGCACTCGGAAAATGCACAAAGTGTCCGAATGGAATGTTTCTGAAAGAAGAGAATCGAGCGGAGTTCAATGAAAGCGATGCATGTACCCTAATTGCAAACTGCGATGATCAGTTGGAAACATGTTACATCCACCTAAACACATCAGAATATGGAACGGTTAAAAAGAAAGAAATCTTTCAGAAACAAAACGACCCCAGCGATTTATCTCAATGTATATCACACAAAAACAAACCCGCATCGTGTGAAACGACTTGTGTTCATGACACAATTGGAGATTATTGTGCAGAATGTGTTGGGGGTGATTTCAATCCTCTCAAAGAAAGATGTGATCAGTTACCAGAACCATGTGAGGGAGAAGCACATTGTATGGATTCTCATGACCATATCTTTTATAAATACAAAAACCGTCATGTTAATAATAATCGGTTTAACCAAAAATGCGAGTACTATCGGAATGTGAATGTTAGTGACAACGTGAATGAAGCAATGAACTATGAAGTTACCTTGGGTGGTCCATGTCAGACGAAATGTCCACCAGGGTTTCAAAAGGATGATACACAAAGTCCTTCAAAGTGTATCTTTCCAAGATGTACAGGTACGATTGAATACACTGTAGAGCCTGGTGTAGAGCCTGGTGCAACCAACCCAAAGTTGGACCAAGGTGCGATGTCGAATATTTATCACAATTTAGAACTGGGTGGATACCCACACTACTCAAATGAATTTTGCTTGTATACCAAAGCTTCACGTATTGAAACGCTAAAAGTACCTGATGGTTTTGAAAACTGTTATTTAGATGAGGGTACAAAATTTGTTATTGGAAACGATAATGTTGAAGATCATAACTATGAAGTAAACAAGATTTATTCACTTAATACACTGTCTAATGTGTATACCAAAGATTACCCTGCAAATGTTTGTTCAACAGATTGCGAGTTTAACCAATCAAATATTGGAGAGAACACAATAGTAATAAATGATAATTTCACAAATAAATATGCCCCTAAAAAAACAGTTATAACACAAATTAAAAAAATTAATAAAGAAGCCACAGGTAACGGGCGAAAATGTACCGAATATGGTGGAACGGTTGTGTGGGGGGGACCAAGCATTTTTGAAAGGTTTCCAAGTTATAGGGCGGCTATTAATAATTATAACTCTCGCCCGGGTGTATCACCAGTAGAAAGTACTAACAAACGCTTTTTACTGAAAACAAGTACAACATACGAACTTCCTCCTGAAATCTCGTGTGTTGAACAAGGAATAAGTGAACGAGTTGAAATGGATAACACATCAGTGCCACCTGAGTATGACAGAGAGAATCGAGCTAATTGTGACAAAAAACAAAAAATAATCAGAAGATTTAAATCTGGTACAAAATCAGTAGAACATACTCGTGAAGGATGGTATAGATTAACAGATTGTGGACAAGACGATGAATGTGAACATGCAACAATTGATAATGATCCAAGTTGTTTCAGAAATGTCCCCATACCGTGTCCAACCTGTATATATTCTTCAAAATATTATCCATGCGATAATCCAGATATTCAAAATGACGATTTTGGGAAGCTGGAACAAAAATTGGTACAAGGAGGATTCAGGGGACTCCAACGTATTTGTGAGAGACAAACACTTTCAACAACAGAAAGATGTAAAGATACAGCCTCATCTACTACTATTATGAATGTTGATCCTTCCACAGAAATAATACCGTTAACTGAATCAGATATGTTTCTAACTCCAGAACCATCATGTAGTGAATGGAAAGTTGAAATAACCACACCAACCCTTGATTCATCTACATCTAATTCACCGAATCGTAGTAATGTGGAAGGCTATGCTCAAATCCAAAAAACCGGCATTCAATGTAGTCCGTCTCGTAGCCGGTTTATCTATACAATAGAGTGTATAAACCCATTGAATTGTCTAGAAAACGACAATGACTCAAATTGTCAACCCAAACAATATGATGAATATATTCCTCAATGTTTAAGCATTGGCGGAGTGTGTGAGGGGGATACCCAATGCAGCACCAGTAACTGTCAAAATGATGAATGTAGGTGTAATGAAAATGATCATTGTCCTGACAATAAAAAGTGTGATAAAGACGACGTGGCTGGTAATCGATGTGTTGAGTGTACAGAAAATATACATTGTGATAGTCTTTTGTGTTTAGAAAACAATACATGTGCTGAGTGTACAGAACATATACATTGTGATAGTCTTTTGTGTTTAGAAAACAATACATGTGCTGAGTGTACACTAAATGAACATTGTTCTTTTGGCGATTTTTGTTCCACCACCAATTATAAATGTGAACATTATATAGATTAAATAGTTCATATTTTAGAAGGACAAACGATATTGAAAAAGGTTTATCCCAATGTTATAAATTATGTAAATCCAAATCAAATCAATAACGAACGTCGAATCTCCAAACAAAAAATGTAATTTATAATAAGACAGACTCGATGTATGTTGGGGCTAATGGAATCATGATTTGTATATACAGTGTTATGTTATTATGTATATGCGTTATTGCGTTGTGGTGTATACACCATCGTCGCTCAAAATGTGTTGAGCGATTCGCATACAGTGCCTTCAGAAAAGCGATTGATGGAACCTCTGTTGATATGACGTTCGATGATGTGATGGATTCAAAGTGTACTCAAAGCAACCCGCAAAATCCAAACTACGTAGGTCCATGGGATGGTGGTACGAGTTACGGACAATGCGACAAATACGAGTGTCCATTAGAAACGTGTTACTATTTATCTCCGGACCCAGCGTTTCCAATTGTAAATGGGAAAACGTGGGTTTCGAAATCGATTCCGCAACAATTCAACATTGACTCCAAAGAATGCATTACCAACCACGGTACCAATCCTGATGACGATTCGATCGATTCGATAAAATACTATTGTGACGCATCAAATCAAAATCAATACAAGAACAATGAAAACCACCTAGAAAAGAAAACGTGTTACGAGTATGATGAAGATTATCAAAGATTTGTAAGAACGACTTATTACAATGTATTAGATAGAACGGACAGTGATGGATCAAACATTTATCTGTGGAAGAGTGAGAGTGGGACTTCTCCTGATCAAACAAAAATTTCTAATTGTATGGAAACAAAACTAGACTGTTCGGCATGTAATTATTACTGCTGCGAGTATGATCCACTACGAAGATGCGACGGAACCCCGAGAACACTCACGAGTGATGATATTAACAGAATAGTGATATATAAATATGATCAGAAAGACAATAAATGTATAAAAGATGATAACAGTGCAAACTGTTTCGGAGACTCGAGTTGTGAGAATTCAACCTTCAGCAAAGATTGTTGGCAATTTGATACGTACAATTTGGTTTGGAAAAATGAAAAATTCATTAAACAAAAACAACGGGATGGAACTTGCTTATATGTGAATACTAAGGGTGATATATGGGATGAGAGTTTGTATACTCGTACACCATCAGGTGATCCGTTTTGTTTGAGTAATCTTGAGGGAAAAAAAACGAACGAGGAATGTAATCAGGAAAACAATTTGAATTGTGATTATCTTGATATTAACGAACAACATCAAAGTGTTACATACGAACCAACTTTAAACTATGCAGGGACAGAATGTGTATGGAAAACATTAGACAAACGGCATTTTATTCAACCGAATTCATTGGAAACAACGCAAGAAAGTTCGTCGTTGTCGCACGATCAAACTCCTGAAACTTTAATGACACCAGTATGTCCATCACTTTCTCCGAAAAGTTGCAAAGATTCAAACAACGATTACCTTCGTCAGTATAATGATAAAACTGCGCCAGAGTGTGTCCCTTGTCCAATTGATATGTTTCGAAACTCTAACATGAACATCGATGAAGCACCATCTTTTCAAAATGATAGTTTATATTGTACACCGAAAGTTTCATGCGATGAAAATTCATTCACATCAACACAGTGTATGGTAGAAATAAGTCCTAATATTTTTAGAAACACCCCAATTCGATTTAAACGAAATGACATGTTTAAGCCAACACATCCAGACTATGGAAAAGGAGATAAATGTGTTTTTGATGCGGAATGGGCGGAGGCTCATTGTGAAAGAGTCGTGAATGACGATTGACGTATGCTTTTTTTTGTTAGCACATGTTAATGTAAATCTCACTCCATGCGTTTTAATTATTTTTTGTTGTTATGTGTATTCGTTATCGTAAGTACAATTGTGTATCAAATCATGAGTAAAAAATACGAAACGTTTTATACGGTTTCTCTAACTGATGCGACTGAAATAGATGAAGACACTTATAAGACATGTGGTGAATTACAAAATGAATTACAGAACGATGGTGATAATTATCAAGAAGTTGTTGATGTAAATGGTGTGAAATATTGTGCGAACTGTCCTGTCGGATATGGTTTAAAGTATGTAACTCAAGACGATATATCATGTCAAAAGATAGAACCATGTGAGTATATTCCGCGACGTCTGTGTTATTACACAATAAACGATAGTGAAGGGTTTGATTATTTTACACACTCAAACGAAACTGACCAATTCAGCCCTTGTGTGTGGTTCAAGTCTAAAGAACTGATCGATACTAATTCTGATGATATACGTTATGTGTTGAGTAAACGACAGGGTTTGGAAGAATGTTACTCAAATTGTCCAAATGATCCCAAAACAGGAGAAAGACGAGTAAAAGTGACAGACAACAGAACAAATCCACCAACACATATGTGTGTACACCACTCAAAACAAGGCGATTTTGAAACATATTTCTCTACAGAATCCACCGTGGAGTTGCCTGAAGATGTTGAGAATCCACAATCTGATCCAGTAACTAACATTTCTTGTGCTCCAAACGCGGTTCCAACTGGTAATGAATGTATTCAAAACGAGGATAAAATAGGTGTTGAAGTTCCGGAAAACACACCACCACCACCACCTGCAACGATGTGGAGATACTTCTGGGATCGACTCGTTCCTAAACATGAAACAATTGAAACAATTGAAACCACATTGAATCAAGATACATGGGAAGCTTGTAGCAACGCTTTGTCTGTTGCGAATGATGTGTTGAGTGATGGTGAACAATATAACGGGTTTATTTTCCATCCTACCGAAAAAGTGTGTCAGCACATCAAGGCACTACCTTTCGATCGTAATGGTCAACAAGAATACGAGGATATCTTGAACAATACACATAGTATTCGCGGGATGTTTTATAGTTATGATTACCAAGAAACTTCTTCTGGCGACGGGTACATTGTTAACTCCAATTATGTGGGTAACAAGAAACACTTAGAAAGATGGTTTGAATCAACAAGTATACCATCGTTTGAAGATTATTTAAATTCAAACGTAGTTTATCAAATCATGTCAAACCAACAACCACAAAGAATAGAACAACAAGAAGATAATTATTTGATCAATCATTCTGAAAAGCAATTATTCAAACATGTGGTTGGGTCGAATATAGACACGTCAGCCAAAACATGGAAACAATGCCTTGAAAGTGCTTCGAACTCTGAAAGTAACGCTTTTTACTTCAAAAACGACAAATGCGTTTTACAACACGTGTTTGGAAACGACCGAATCGATGACACAGACGAAACGGATATTAATATAACCACAGGTTTGAATTGGGACGAAACATATAACAACGCATTTTCGAATTGGAGCGATTGGACACTTGGTGTAGGTCCAAGATATTTTACAGAAGTTAATACTCCTAAGATTACTGACTATATAGCTGATATTAATACCCATCCTATTACACAATCGAAAGAATCATTATATAAATTACCAAAGAATCAAATAACTTTACTGGAAGACACATTGTCAAATAATTGGGAAACATGTGCTAAATATTGTAGATATGAATTTGGTGAAGCTTTCGAGGACATTCAAGGAAACATAAAGAACAATCCGGGGTTAACATACCATGATTTCACCCTATCAAATACCATTTTTCAATACAGTATAAATGACAGTTTGTGTACATGTTTTCCAGATGAAGCTGTTTTATCCGAAGTTGAATACATTAGAACTCCATATAACCTATTCGCAGGTGGTGAGCATACATATGTCATTGGATTCACTGGAAATCGCACACTTACAGAAAAAGAACGTAACTATATGGATTGTTCTAAGGATGGTGAGCAGAAATGTGATGTGAACTTTTACAAAAACGAAATATTAAAGGATAATTCAAAGTGGTACAAAGGTCCTGAACCTAATATTCAAAGTAATCAGATCAAGATTACAATCATGGACTATCAATATTACAATCACTTTTCTCTATGTTCAATGAAAGTATTAGACAACTCTAACAATCATATTCTACATACAATATACACGTTCGGACATTTAAGTAATCCAGACAGTTCTGGAAACGTGAGGTATCCAAATGAAATTTATCCAACAACAAAACGCACAAAAGATGGGAATTCACCCTATTTAGGAACGTGGCATAGTACTTATTCCGAGAATCACGAAGTGAATGATTACTTTTTGCATAGCGGATTTGTTATTGTTCCGATTGATAATAATGTAGAAGTCAAAAAACTAAAAATCACAGGTGTTAGAGCACAACGAATACCTTCTGTGAAAGTTATGTACAAAAACAAAGAAACAGATACAATTATAGCTAATTCTTATGAATCCACTGGACACATAAGATGGATTGACCATATGCAATCGGTGATAACAGTGGAATTTGATAATGATAATGGCCCAATTTCTTCAAATGTAGAACAAACAAATCAACACAACTGGTGTGATGATAATCGGACATAACACTGTTTGTGTATTTCGTTTGAATGTTTTCACAACTAAAGTTATAACAAATTATTGGACGACAAAGATTTCGAAAAACCAAAACAATATTGTTTAAGTATCATCAAATGATTCATCAACAACTGGGTACCCTTCACATTCATATGTACAAGCCCTCCAAAAATCTTCATTAGAATCACAATTTCCAATGTTTGATCCATATCGACAAAAGTTGCCATAGTTGCCTCCAAAACCTGGGTACGTGAACGAACTGTTATAAATTATACCGTTTGGAATACTAACAGATTCATGAGAGGTTGCTTCCAGAGTTATGGTTGTGGGTTGTTGTAAGAATGATGCAAATGCATATTCAGCTTGTTGTGCTGCAGATACAGCTCGTTGTGTTGCCTCTTCAGCTTGTTGTGCTACAGATTCAGCTTCAGAAAGAGTTGTTGGAAAACGAGTATTAACAAAATCTGCTATTGTATTAGATGCCGTTTGATATATGGAACGAAACCCGTCAATTTGTTCTCGAATATCTTGTGCTATCGAGAATAAGTTGTTTATTTGATTTTTGTCTTTGTTTCGATATTTTAAGTGTTCATTTGCTGTTGCTGCTGCTTCTGCTGCTGCTTCTGCTGCTGCTTCTGCTGTTGCTGCTGCTTCTGCTGCTGCTTCTGCTGCTGCTTCTGCTGCTGCTTCTGCTACTGCTGCTTCTGCTGCTGCTGCTTCTGCTGCTTCTGCTGCTGCTGCTTCTGCTTCTGCTGCTTCTGCTTCTGCTGCTATTACTGCTTTTTCTGCGTCTTCTTCTGCATCTGCTGCGTCTGCTTCTGCATTTGCTGCTGCTATTACTGCTTTTTCTGCGTCTTCTTCTGCATCTGCTGCGTCTTCTTCTGCATTTGCTGCGTCTTCTTCTGCTTTTGCTGCGTCTTCTTCTGCTTTTGCTGCGTCGTCGTCTGCTTTTTCTTTTGCTGCATTTGCTGCTGCTTCTGCTGCTTCTGCTGCTTTTGCTGCTTCTTCTATGGAATATATTATATCATTTATGTTTTCGAGAGCCTTACCCGCTCGATCTTTTGATTCATGAGTATAAATAGCTAGTTCATCAACTTTATTTTTTCGTACACGTATTAAATTTTCTGTACTGATTAATAAAATTTGTAATGATGTGTTTTCATTGTCAAATATGACTTGATTAAAATCACGAGTTGTTGGTGATGAGTATAAAACAATACTCTGCATATTATTAAGTTGATATGAATTTTTCGTAGTTTCAATGATGCTTGTTAAATTAGCAAGTTTATTATCACTAATTTGTGTACTAATGAGTGCACAACTAAAAGAATACAAGTCATCAATTGAGATTTTTACTACGGACAAATCATAAGGTTCTGAAGTAGATGAGAATATTAAAAACCCTTTTCCTTTACTTTTGATGGTTTTTTTGGGTTCGATTTCAAAGTGTCTGATAATGATATTGTTATCGTCATTCAATGCTGAACTTAAAGTTGATGATGAAAAATTTTCATCAATGTTGTTTTCGAAGAATTTGGGAAAATTACCTTCAAAAAATCTATGAAACATCACAGAAAACATAGGAACCCATTTAATCTCATCCGAATTATTCGTCTTCGTCATCTTGACGAAATAAATATCGGAAATGGTTCTGTCAACGTTTGTAGGATCCTGATCATCCGATGCTCGCCGAAAAAAAGTTTGTATATTAGTTATACAACCATTATTTATTTTTGGGTCACTTGAACGACAGAAATTTCCTTGTTCATCTTCGCCTTCTGATTGCATGAAGTCTTTCAACTTTCCTGGTCTCAAAGCTTCTGATTGGCTCAAAATCGTTAATTCGTTAGTTATATGAACAGAAGTTGTACCATATTTACCCATCATATTACATTTTTCATACGAAACTGGTTGAAATCCATCCTCATAAAGAGTGTCTAATTTAGCTTTGAAGTCTTCGCAACTAATGTACTCGGTTCTTCCTTCAACATATTGGTTGTCTAATATAAAGTCTTTAGATGCAAACTCTTTTTCAAACGTTCCAAACATTGATTTAAAATGTTTGATTCGTTTTGGGTTATACTTATCTAGCGGTAAGTCGGTATCTATTTTATCATATATTAACAATAAAATATCTTTGAGGTTTTGTAAATTTTCTCTTGAAGTTTCGTTTTTATGAAAAAATAAATATCTTTTGTGAGCAGGGAAAATATCAATGAAATAATTAATGAATAAATCATCCCAATAAAAACGAAACAACAAGTATCCGTTCCTACCGTAATTATATCTCGATCCAAAACGGTTCATTTGTTTAAAAATTAAATCTTGATAACTTTCAACGTGTGAAATCAATTTATCTTTTTCATCAATAATATCTTTTTCTGATTGATTGTGTATGAAGAACCATTCAACCTCAGATTCATTAAATTCTTTTTCACTACCAATACCAAACTCAAGATGAACGAAAAATAAAAGTCCATACAGTAATATGATGACCTGAACAATGGTGATGTCGTTGTTTTGTAAGTACTCACGTAAAAATCCTTTTTGGTCTATAGATAGTTTTGAATGTAAAACTTGAGTTGATGAATCCGTAAGTTCGGGATTCAATGAATCAGATACTTTATCCGTTATTATATAGTTGTATAAATCATCCATTGGTCGATTCGTTAACGGGGTATTGAATTCATTCGCATATGAATCAAAGTATCGTATTTTTTTTTTGGGTTTACTTGCGAAGTTATTACTTACTATACCGTAGATATCACCTTCGTTTCTATTCGTCGATATCACACGTGAGGCACGAACATCGTTTGTCAACCAATTAGATATATTTTCATTAATCTTTTCAATTGTAAAATCTGTATATTGAAGTTCCCTCGGTTTTGCGTGCATCCCTAACAAATCCATTCGAATCGGCAAATATTTTCTCCTTGATTGGTTGGTTATAGATATAGAGTTCATAATCAGTATCCAATGGGTTCCAATAGGTAAAACAAATTGTAATGAAAAGTTTCCCGGGGGGTCTGTGTCGCCTAGTGTGCTAACATATGAATTCAGATATGCTTCTTCTATATTATGTTTATAATATGGAAGACGTTTGCTCGAACCCATACCTTTTTTATCGACAAAGACTAAATCTATTGTTTCATCTATTAAATAATGTATCATGTATACATTTGGTGATAAAACGTATATTTTGTTAATATTTTTGTCTGCTCTAACACTGTTATTAAGTCTAGTTGCAAGTACCACAATACTTTTTGGTTGTGTGTCTGATTCATAAAATGGATAATTGTCATCAAGATCTTTAACGTACGGGTTAAGAAGTTCTTTTATTTTTTCCTTTGAAGTTTGATCTTGTGAAACGGATACATATATTTTATTGTTACTCATTAAATACAATGTTACTCCGGTGTTTGTGAAAATAGTGTCTTTGACTGTTGTTTCATTATCGATATTCGCTGGATCAATATCCCAATTCAAAGCAAATATCTTTTCGGGACCGTTTTTTGTTGAAATATTAAATATTTTGTAGATACTTTCACAATTATTGTTGTAACAAAAACTCAATCCATAACACTGTTGTTTATTAAGTGAACACTGTTGTCTTGTTGTATCGTAATAAAACTTCTCAAATGTATATTGTTTATATGTTCCTCGTATTAAATAACGTATATAGAAAAGACAAATCACGATAACAAAAATAAGAAATATTCCAAAACACGATCGTTCAGAAAATCGTATCATATTATTTATTTGTACTTATTATTACGTAGTATAAAATAACTGCAATACATGCGTGTTTAGATACAGATCCGATGTTATTGTTTTGATATTTCACATGATCATTTTTAATCATCGAGTATATATCCAGTATTGATTTTACATTTTTGGTTGATGGTATCACAAACCAAATCATTTTCGCAATGACTATTTTCTGTACATAGATCGAAAATTCCTCCGTAACAGTTGCTATGTAAATGTCCATATGGGAAATGTACATTAGAAGAATCATCATCCGCTGATGATGATATACGTAACTTATACGTATTTATTGAACGATCTTCAATAGTATCACCTTTAATATTAGAGTATCCAACCAATGTAAGATTTGAGTTCACGTCTACAAAGTTTGTATCATTCCCACTATATATTGGATTCTGATAAGTCCAACCTTCATTTGAACATTCTCCTCCGAACAGTTTCGGTTCAGAGAGCTGGATGTACGTCTTTCCGAAACTACAAAAGTTTGAATAGTGTGCGGCATGTACATCAAACGTACAATCGATTGGAAGATACTGACAAGTGGCGTTACTATAATCGTTAATAATCCACTTTACACTACCCACTGTTGTACTGCATTCTAAACGATGCTCGAACTCGTTGGAACCACACTCGTCAACTGGATGTTTTCTACAGATATCATCCAATTGTAAATTCGACCCACACGACCAATAGGCACCAGTCAGTTCATGTGTCGGACAATGCTCATTACACGAGGAATATTTCACGCGTGTTCTGTCAAATCGACAGTCATTATCATCTGTATTTTCTGAACAATTTGACCATGGGTTCCATGCTGAATTGTAAATACCTTCGTTTGGTGGAACGTTCCATTCATATTCACAGTTTGACCAATTATCTTCAAGCGTGTTCGGATTGGAATGTTCAAAGTAATAACATTCAGGGATTGTCGTTGTACAATCGATTTCTGTGCATTTACCAAATGTGTCTTCAGGTAAGATATGACGGTTATCCTGCACGGACTGAGATGTGTATATAGCAATGAATGGATCTTGTTCATTATTGTCGGTTTCACAAAATTGGTTTACATTTGAAAATTTTCCAACGAATTCACTCATATGGCCACATTTCTGAATGGAACATCCGACATACTTGACATTAGAATAACCATACTCATTTTCTCCTGGAACCGAAACATAACGTTCACTCCGATTTTCATCAATCACCCATTGTCCATAACATTGGTTAATATCAGAAACGCTGTCGGTTGAAAAAGAGGAGTTCATATGTTTCAAATAGTTATTCATTCTGGATTCGGGTAAAAGATTAAATCGTTCAACATCGTTGTACACACCTTCTGTTTTGCCGTACGTTGTATACATTGGTTGATCGTAGTGTTCGTTCACATCAAACATTTTAAGATTTTTAAGATTCGGATTAGTTGGAACTTTATCAAACACATTAATTCCTATTAACGCGTTTTCATTCTGATTTCGATTGAATTTGGAATTGAATGTGGTGTCTGGATCGTAATACATTGTTCTACACTTGCCGGACGGTCCTGGGTCCACATATACAAAAGCATTTCTCTTATCTTCGATTGCATGAGATCTGCACTCGAACCAGTTTGATGTGTTCGGGTGTTCGATCACTTTGTCGCACATGTATGAAGTTGAGTCTGTTTCTGTAAAGTTGTAAGCGAGTTTCTTCGTGTTTAGTCCGTACGACCATGTCGACAAAGAATTGTTATCATCAATCGGATAAAAGAATCGCTCGTTGTTTATATACCCTGATTGAAGTTTAATAATTTGTTGTGTTCTTTGAGTATCATCATTACCTTCATATCTCCAAATAGTTGTATTATTGTATTTTAAATAGCAATTGGGTACTACACTTTGATCACATTCTATTGTTATGTCTATTTCGTTTGGAATTCGTGTGTGTGGGATTATTTCAAATAAAGTAAAATCCTGTTCCATCCAATCAAATAACTTTCCATTCAGTGTATAACTCAGTGTATAACTGCCATCATCATCATTGTTTACCACGGGTGGTTCTAAGTCAATTGACGGTTCGAATTTTACAATATATAGTACTTTCATTTTTTCCTGCTGTTCTTTCGTACTGTTGTAACTTCCCCAACTTCTCCGTATATCTCCAGGTTCAAACCAATGTGTTTCAAACTCATCATTTTCATGGTAATTGCTTGCTGATTCTGATGTATAACTTAGATTACTGTCATCGTATATGTACGTTTCTCCATCGTATTCAACATTTAATTCAATCACCTTCTCAACAGAATCAAAAGAAATTTCAATATCCTTAATATGTTCTCTAATGTTCATAGATGCTTTTAACTCAAGAATTCCTGTACGAAAGTCGTTGATATATTCATCCGATCTCCGGTCATGTTGTTTGGACATATACCTTGCAAACGAGACATTGTCATGGCGCAAATCATGATGACCATAATGTCGTAGTCCAATTCGTTCCAAGGCATGAGGTAACTTGTGTCCATTTTGGTCACGCAGTTTTAATGAAAACGACACGTGATTTGTGTGATACTCATGAATGAAATACATAAACTGTCTGTTGGTTTGATGATCGGTCTTGAATTCTGTATCCATTCTATTCCAAAACTCGTCGATACTGTTTACATTATTAACTACGTTGGACATAAAGTTATTGTGCCCTATTTCGTTTAAACTTTTATTGTTAAAAAATCTTTCTCTGTAGGTATCTGTACCGCCTCGACTCCACCACTTATATAAAAACCTTCTGAATGGTTCGTAATTTGCATTATTACTATGAATAAGGATATTTGAACGATTCCATTTATTCAAAACATCATCTGGTATAAGACCGAATCGTCGAATCAATTTCTTCATGTATGGATTAATGGTATGTGTTTTTTGCATCAAAGGTCCATATGGTCCAATGTAAGGATTTACTTCTCTGCAGTGAGAAAGATAAATACCTGAATCCTGATCCAACTCTTTACAAAGACCTTGATCATATATATTATTAAGATCATGTCCAAACGATATTTTCACAACCCTGTCGAACATGAGATTGTAAACATCGGCAGTTAACGATTCAGCTATTTCTTCTTCTTCTTTTTTGTGTTTTAACGATATAGTTATGGTTATTAGGGTAGGTGTTGTACTGTTAACTGCTTTATCTGACAAATGGAGCGTCAATGCCTCTCCACCATAAGGAATCCACGCGTTGCGTGGAACTTTTGTTCGTTTATCAACGACATCCACTTTTTCATGTCTTTCATTCCAGTTTCTGCTTGTGACTGATGTGAACGTTCCAAACATATTTTCTTTAGATATGGTTTCATCGATTAAATTTTGACAAATTTCATTGTGTGTTTCGTCGTCCGTATCAATTGAACATGGTAAATGCACATCGTATGATTCAGATGTGAATACTTCATTGATACGTTTGTGTCTCTTTGTTCCTATAATTGTCATTGTGAAACAAATAATGAGTAACAACAATAACAGAATTACAATTAACTTTCTCATATCATTCCTATTTTAATAATACGATATTTATTTATCGCAAAGTATCGATCGTGGACACAATACTCACTATGGAGTTTATTGCGATAAACCAAATACGAACTGTGTCAATATGACCATCATAATATCATACATATACAGATATATGGTGGTGTTTTTTTCTAATGTAGAAGTAAACATGTATGGCTATGCGTACATTTTACTACCTTGTGTAGTTATTTTAGTACTTGTGTTTTTTTTGATTGTAAAGAAAAATAAACGGGGAAGTACTAGAGAAGGATTCCGTTCACGATATCAAACAATGGATACCGTGTTGGATTCGTGGTGTGATACTGAATACAAATTTGGACCGAATTACAACGATTACATACATGGAAATAACTGGAAAACAAATACAGATGAAGAAAGTACAGCAATATGTGGTAGGTATGATTGTCCGCTCGAAACATGTAAAGTATTCACAAGTAACACGATATTTGGACGTACAGAATACTTTTATCAAACACGCGTTTCGAATCAAGTGAGAGATACTACTGATCAAACTTGTATAACAGCACATAACCCGTCATCAAACGTATATTGTGAACCCGATGGTCAGCCTCCTCAATGTGTTAAAGATACTCACAATACCAAGTGTTTTACATTTGATTCCAATAAAAAAAAATGGACTGAGATTTATTTCAACAACTATATGAGTTCGAATGGTAGTGATTGCGTGTATCAGCAAACAGAGTATCCATATTCGTCGATATATTATTCGAATCAAGCATATCAATTGGGTTCACCAGATGCACCTGTAAAATGTTTTCATGAAGATGATACAACAAGTTGTCAAATCACGTATGACGGTTTTAACAACAAATATTCAGACTCATTAGGGGCGGATGTATCTCAACCAGATTACACATCTGAGTTTGTACCAAGTAGAAATGCTTTCGTATGTGATAACGGGAATAAATTAAGATACGGATATGTTTCGAATAATAGGACGGGTGTCGTTGATGGAATGACTTGTGGATTTTTGGATCCAGATTGTAGCAACTGCCCAATTACTAAAGAAACATGTTATGTGTTCGATAGCAATACACGGGAGTATAATGAGAATGTTTTCATGAATGTTTATTGGGAACATGGCGGTTCTAAAGAAGATTATTGTGACAGTTTCCGAGTAAATCAATCAAGAGACGAAGTTGATAATTTTGAAAATGTGGATTGGAAGGATTTTGCATCAGATGTATCACACGCAAATACTATATACAACGGAATGTTTCTTAGAAATCAAAACGATAGGACTTCTTACACTACTTTCGAAAGTTATAACAATGTTTGTTGTAACTTAGTAGATCCAAACCAATGTTCGGCAGACAAAAAAACGATTGCTTTCACAAAAATTAACAATATATCAGATACGTCTACAAAAGAATCGCTTGAATACAAAATAAGTAGAAATGAATTAAACTTGGTTGATATTAACGGTAACGATGTTCCAGTGGGGAACCAATTCCATGACCTTACATACAACAGACAATGGAACTCAAATGGAACAGGATGTGAGTACTGTTTAATTGACACATTCAGTGGAAGTCCTGACAGTGGAAGTCCTGACATTATTGGTTCATGTTTTAGTAATATACCTACTGATGAAGACACGCTTTCTTGCGACAAAGGTCAAGAATTGGTACAAAATGAATTAAAAACATATTGTCGGTATTGTTCGAGCAATGAATATTATGACGAAACCACATCAAACTGTAAACCGTTGCTTGGTTGTATTTCCGGAAAAAGGTTTGCACCATTTTCAAATAATGAACATATTTATCCATCTGAATTTTCAGATACGGATACAACACCATTTGACGTTTCAAGAAATTATTTCACTTCAAATACAACAGTGAGTCAATGTATACCATGTGAGAGTAATACATACATTGATGATACTGTCCACAGGAATCGTTCTTGTAAGGAGTGTCCAATTAGTAAAGGAAGATACACAGAAGAAGTCTACACTGTAAATGAAGCAAAAAATGAATGTTCCATTTGTGGTGGAAATGTTAAGAAAAACAGACAAAACAGTATGGGATATATAGTTGTAGACAGTTCGCCAACGGACAACACACCAAGTTGCTCGAATTGTCTGCATTTGGGTAATAATGATGATGACGTAAAGGCAGGTGTAGCAAAAATAGTAGGTTTGACACGGTTTAACTTGGATGATCAGAGAACAACTTCATCTTGTATCAAGAAATGTGGTGGACCTGGTTCTAGAAGAAATATAGGTAACAAACAAATCCTACCCAATCGAGATATAGAATACAAAGATGGAACTTTCAGCAATTGTCCATTTGCGTGTCCACAAGGGTTTTTTCAAAATGATTCTTCGTGTACATTGTGTCCAAAAGGCACACAACTTAACAAAAATAATCAATGTGAACCATGTGCAAATGGATTTTACAATAATATTAGTGGAGGTATCTGTAAGTCGTGTCCAAACACTATGGGAGCTTTGAGACATAAGCCGATAATAACTGAATACGATGATGGTGCTGGTAATATGTCGAATATAGGTGCTTCCAATATTTCTCACTGTAAAGTTGAATGTTTGGATAAAGATGATGACGATAGCAATGTATATGTTGAGTTTACGACTGCAAACTCTGTCGATGATTATAATTTTGACGATTGTCCTTCAACACCATGTGTCGCAGGTTTTGAAAAGACTAATTTGGACAACAATATGGGTTACACCTTGTCGAACGTATATGGAGAACAAAACAGAAGCAAAGGAGAGACGAGTCAGTTTTCATGTCCACATGAAGATAAAGCTAATTTAGAACAAAGCGATTCTTGTGTTAGTGATTCAAGCGGCGCATCATACCGAGAAGAAACATATACTGAAGGAACAACATGTTGCAAGGGTAATTTAAATAACACTGGGTACGGGGAATGTGCGTGTCCAAACAATGGTAACTTGAATGATCCGCTTGCAAAATCAAATATGGAATGGAATGGTAGTTATTGTGTTAAACAATGCAAAGATAATCCTGCTAATGGTACGATAGTACTCGGTTTATCAGGGAAATGTGAATTAAAATGTAATTCTGGTACTTACCCAACAGATGATAACCAATGTGAAGCGTGTCCACATGGTAGCAATATGAGCGAACCGCGTTTCCTGTCTGGTGGTACAGGGATTGAATCATGTTATACTAACAATTGTACTGAAGGGTACACAAAACCGTATGGAATTTCTCAATGGTCTGCAACAAATAGTAATTATTCTCCAAGATGTATTGAAAGACAAATTCAATGTCAAACCCTTAAACCGGTTGCTAAGGAGTCATTCAACAGTTATACATACACATTAAAACAAGATGACTCGAATCTACGTGTGAAAGAATTGGTATATAGTAATGTAGGGTATAACTTGTTGATTAATGGTGTATGTCCTGAAGTTGGAGCAAATGGTAACAAATTTGGATCGTATTACGTTACTTGTGAGCCTGGTAATTTAAATCTTTCACCGATACCCGTAGTGGATTTGGAAACTGGCGAAAGAACAAGATCGAGGGACAATTTATTATTTTGTTGTGACAACCAAACAACGCATATGATTGGAGTATATGATGGTGTATACGTTAGTGGATGTTGTGCACCAAATCAACTTCTTACTGCAAGTGGAAGCTGTATGAATAAATGCTCAAACGCGCCTAATCAATCGTATACAGTAACAGAAAATGGTGAATGTCTGTATACTTGTGATCCTGGTTACATCGACGTACCTGATGAACCAGGTTCCGAGAGTGCTACATAATAGTACATCGTTCAACGTTCACTTTTTAATTCATTGTTTTTAAATATTATATACTATAATAAGAAGACCATTTATGAGTTCAGATATCGGACCACGCAACTGCCAATCATTAACTGTATGTCCTCCAATGTATGAGGTGTTTTCAAATATTGGAACTAAAAAAATAAATGTAGTATCACATACAAACATTATTGGATTAGCATCATATTGTGATGAACTATTGTTGGAGGAAAACTGGTTAAGTTACAATCCTTGTCCAGACAATGCTACAAGTTGTTGTAAGGAAACAAATGGTACTACCGAAACGTATTCTCCTGTGAATAATAGAGCTGTTTGTGAATCAACTTGTCAGGAATGGTCGATGTCGAATGTTGAAGGAACACCTTCACAAAAACTATGGACATATAAGGAAATAAAAATAGCAGATGGTGAAACTTGTCCCACACCACCGATCGATTTTAGCAATGTAAGCTATTATAAACACCATGATGATTATGTAGGAAACAGCCGATGTTCGCTTAACGAGTTCCCGATATTCTCTAAGGAAGATATAAAACAAGAATGTCCTGGTGGTACATGTGATCCTGGAGATTTTGATAAGGTAACATGTACTGCACCAGCTTATTATGCTCAAGTTATAGATGTAATTAGTGATCAGTTGTCAACTTTATGCACTACTCAAACACCACCAATATCAATAGATGCAAAACTGTCATATGTTTTAGATCAAAGTATATACGATAAAATCGAATTAATAGAAATTTATAAAAACAGTTTATCGAATGATTTATGTAAAGTTTATCAATTAGGTGTCAGCAATCTAAAAGTTGTTGTTGGTACTGAGCAAAGTTTTCCTAGTGCACAGGAGCTTAACACAAGCGGAGATTTGGATGGTTTTTTTATTGTACAATTGCCAACTACGCTTCAACCTGACACTGGCGAAGAATACGATGATCACTATGATACAATTATCACAGAATCAGTGAGTAATTTATTAAACCCTTCTGATGGTACTCGTTATAATTATAATAGTAATGAAAAATTTGGGAAATGGGAAGCTTCACATGAAACAGGTGTAGATCAATATCTTTCAACAGAAGATTATTTCATTTTATCTGGTGATTTGACTCAATGCGACTCGTTTTATCAGAGCGGAGCTATCGCTGAACTTAAAAATGATAGCAGTGACACAACATATGACATAGTAGATTTTTCAATAGTACGACATCCATACGTTCGTAAAACATGTCCGATCGATCCGTTTTATTCAAACTTGGCGCAACCTTCAACAGCGTGTACAAATAACGGTACAAGTATAATATGTTGTGTTAGTAATTATAAAACTGAAAATAGCTATTATACGCCAGATACAACTAGTAGTCATACTCTTCCAAAAACTTGCACTGAAAATTGCACATTATCATCTAGCCATAAGCAAATCAGTAAAGGAACAGGCTACTATTATTGTGGTGATGTAAAACAACCAAATTGTGGGAATATTCTTGATGATCAAGGAAGTAGTAGTCTCATCAACATGTACCCTGGGTATGATTACCAATACATTAATTACGCAAGTACAACTCATAAATATTTCAACGGAGAACATGGTTCACCAACAGACACTCCAATTTGCACATCGTAAGGTATGGTGGTGTAGTGTCTGTTGGAATAATATATACATTCCATTCTAAACCCGATAAGTTTTATGACAATAACGATTTGTGTCAATCCAAAAAAACCACTTTATACACACAATTCTACAATAATCACTCTATTGGTATTTAAGGACTTAATATGAACCATACACAATTAGAATGATGACGTCAAGTCAAATTCCGAAGACGGTTATTTTTTTTGATACTATCAAGAACGCAATCACATACCTATCTCCAAATGTGCAACGCTTATTGAATGAAGAGCATGTAAGTAGGTTGGTGACCGATCAGATGTGGGAGTATCAGACACACAGACAATTCTCGATGATGCAGTCCATCACGTGTGCTGATTTGAATGGCAAGCGGTATGTTCTCGATGGTCAACACAGATTAGCTGCATTCAAAGAGTTGAACATGAAAGGGTACGATTTATCTGTTCGTATTCCTGTTGTTTGTTATAATGTGGAATCGTTTGAAGAGTTGAAATCATATTATCTTCGAATCAACAAACACCATCCGATAAATCCTTTAGAAACATCAACAGAGTGGTTCAACGATGGTAAATCATTTTGTACGTGGTTTGTCGCTGAATACAAACCCTATTTGAAAACAACAAATGGAAAAAGCAACTGTCCGCATATCAACATGAACGAGATGATGACCTACATCAAAGATTACCGTGTTTTCGAAAGAGTTCGGGTCGACAGTGATATGAATCAATTGATCAACACCGTGAAGGGGTTAAACAAATATATGATAGATAATACAACAACGATTGTGAATTGTCAAATTGGTAATGATTTTTCGAACAAATTCATGCGTTGTATCAACAAAAACGTATCTCAGCCGTGTATTTTAGGCGTATGGCGACGGTTTGAATGGATCGAGATCGCATTGTATGTGTTACAAACAGGCGTTTCGTTTTCAGAGATCAATTTATCTCAGTTCACAGCGAAACGTCCAAAAATATCAAAAAAGAGGAGACTCGAAGTTTGGCAAAAGAGGAATGGAAACACACTTCAATCGAAGTGTTTCGTATGCGAATACTCTTTAGAGTATGACGATATGGAATGTGGACATGTGGTACCATTCGTGTACGGAGGCGATAGTCAAGTGGACAATTTAGAACCGATCTGTAAATCTTGTAATCGTGAGATGGGAATCATGAATTTAAATGATTACAAAAAAATTATATAAAAAGTGTTCTGGTATAGTATGTGAATGAACATCCTTCTTGCAAAAATTGTTTCTGGGTGCATTGGGTCGTGTTTTATTAAAGTACTTACATACCCCATAGACACCGTCAAATCGTTAGAACAATGTGGACAATCAACAACTCGCCCGTGTTATTTCAAAGGGTTGCATTACGAATTATTGAGCGAAATGTTGTGTAGCGCAGTGTTTTTTACGATTTATGAAATCAATAGTTCACGGAAAACGGTGGATTGTGTAACTGTGGGAGCGGGAATGGGGGCGCTTGTATCGTCCTTTGTAAAAACACCTTTAGAATATTACAAGGTAAAGCATCAATGTTCAACGGGTATTCCTTCGATATGTATTCGAGGAATGTACAGCCATTTTCCATTGACATTGGCAAAACAGATTCCAACTCAGGTGGTCACATTCACAAGTGTTGAACACATGAAGGCATTTATAAAACATCAGTTAAACTTGACTGATGAGCCGTTACCATTGCCTTACATCATCACTGTCGGATTTCTCTCGGGATCGCTGGCGTGTGTTTTGAACAATCCGATTGACGTTCTCAAAACACATAGTATATATTCTGGAAGCGTTTTAAAAAGCGCAAACGAGATGTTAAGTTTGGGTGTGTCCAGTTTGTTCATGGGATTAAAATGTAGATTGGTGATGTCAGGAATGAACGCTTCCGTCGGGTATACCGTGTATGAAACCATGTCAAAGACATTAACAGTAGGAAAATCGTACTGATTGTGGAGTGACATAAATCGGCATCACACACCATCGTTCATTCATTTGACAATGAATGGTTGGGTTCGTATCCACTTATTACATACCCATTTGTCTCCCTTTTTAGGTGGAAGACCCGCATGTTTTGACAAAGGATGAAATATGGACTCGTTTTTCACTAAATTGAAGAAGAAGATTGCGGAACCAATCTTTGGTGTGAACGAATACTTGATGAGAGGAAACTCTGTGTGTCCACCTTCTTCGACATTGTTGATGTAAATCAACAGGGTGGAGTGTCGCAATCCGTGGTGTTTTCGGTCTTCTCGACAAATATCAGAGTCGAACGGTATACAACAATCATAATGTTCTTTATAGTATTGATTTGGTTCATACTTCACGACCTGTAATGGCTCTTGAAATGATTTGGGTTTGCCCGAAAGCTTTTGCGTGAGACTGTCGATTCGTTCAAGCAAAATCTTCGTTTTTTGATTTACATTGTCAGAATGCAAAAAAGTATTCGTGCTTGTACGTACGTCAGACACACCATTATTTTTGGACATGGTTCTACTTCTGGTGAGGGTTGGTTGTGCGGATTGTCGAATGATTGCACATTCTTCTGGATTCAATAGGTCGACGATCTCGTATATTTTATACGTATTATTTTTAAAAAGATGTTCATAAATGGTATGTTTAAACAGAATAGGTCGTGGTTTTGTTAGAGTGTATAACAATGCACTACATATAAAAATAATTAATATGTGATACAGTTGTATCATTTTATATTAAAAGTAAGAATTAATATTAGTATATATAGTCACAAAATGTTTTTCCTGAGACATATGCCTACAAGTACATATTATTCATTGACAAGTGATAATGGTGACAAGTTGCATCACAAGATTGTTTGCTTTGAGCATTATGAGGATGCCATTCATGTGGGAAACAGTTTAGCAACACATAAACACAAACACGCAGTATTTCCTAGACAAGCTAATAACGTGTATATGCTATCAAAGAAAGAAATAACAAGAGATGCGTTGCATGAAGATATTTACATAGACTCCAAAGAGTTCGATAGTGATTTTATGAAAAGCATTACAGCGAATCATCTCGCAATCTTATATGTGATACACATTTCGAATTCAAACCAATTACACTTTCGAAGCTTTGAGAAATCTGATGAAATCGATATCGATGAACTTAATAAGTTGTTAGAGTAGCAGTTGTATGTGATTACTCACAGCGCTATGCACTTTCAACAACTGAAGATATTTTCCGATTGTTCGTATTTATGTCGCTGATCAAGTTTGTTAGTTGTCGTTCGTTTAAATTTTGGTAATCAAGTGCGATTTGCAATTTTTCTTCAACATCGATATATTTTGCGATGAGATACATCATGAGCACATACAATATGAGGATGCATACAAAGTTTACGATTATCATATACAAATTTGCATTATTCGACATCCTTATATTTAAGATAGATACACAAAATATTTTAAACAATATTTAAAGAAACGTTCAATCATTATCTAAGATTAGTTTTCTTTTGAAGATCTTCTTCGTATTTACGTACAACTTTTTTTGCCAATTCGTATTCTTCTTTAGATTGAGTTGATTTTGTGCGTATGTATGGGAACAAATACAGCATGCTTTCTTGATTCAGAAAGGTCTTTGTAAATATCGTGAATAAAATCGTCATCACGAATGACGTCTTCACATCACGACATCCTATGAAGAATATGCAGAATAATGTAAATTTTCTGAATATTGCGTTCTTTAGTAGCACCTCTTGATTCTCAGATAAATCAAGTACAATGTATTTGGATCCAATATTGAATACAATCATCATTAAAGCTGCGAAAAACTTGTTTGAATTGAGACTTGTGACTAGATTATCGAGTTCCATACTAATTTAATTGTATGAAGACTATTTTTTGAGTTTCATTCCAATTTGAACGAACTGTTCCATGATGAAAATAAGCAGAATACCAGTGATGGTAAACAGTAACACGTCCGCATATGTGTTTTTACTCAATTTACGTGAGCTATCTGAGAATGATACAGTTGTAAACTTGTTGTTATCGTTCATTAGATTATTGTATTCTTTTTCTGCATCGTACGTAGCTTTTGTTTTGAATGATTCGTGTGTATCTTCATCGCTATCATATTCAGATGCAACATCAGAGTCGCTATCAACACCACGATACGAATTGAACTTATTTCTAACGATATGATAGTGATCAGTTTCTTCTTCAATCACACCATCTTCTTCATTGTCTGAATGATACGGTGAATAATCGAGTTCCGAATCAGAATCTTCATAATATGCTACGTTTTGCTGTCGTGGTTGTTGCTCCGTTTTTTTCCCTGATTTAAAATTGATTGCTCGTTTCCTATCGATTTCCATTTCCTCTCGAATACCTTTGTTCATTACATTTGAACGACGTATTGAAGGTATTTTATTCGTTTCTTTCAAATTTGTATGTTTTTTGAACAAAGAAGCGGATACACGCTCTTCATCGGAATCATATGGTTCAGGGGCTGATGATTGTATTTTTTTTTTCTTCGATGACAATGTTGAACTGTATCTACTCACACGACTGGGTTTTCTTGAGTATCGGTGTGCATCTTTATAGCCATAATACTTGTCGTAAGACTCTGTGGGATACAACACATCGAATTCAGGCTCCTTATTTTCTGTGAAAGGAATTGACGAATTACGTTTGCGTTGTTTGTATAGATTGCAAATGGGGTCATTTGACTTGGACGTTTTTCCTTTTGATTTTCTTGAAAAACTTTCACCCCAAGCGTCCTCTAATGAACTGAAATTTGTGTTGAAATAACTCATTAATTTATAATATTAATCTATCATATATTTTATATTTCAAGAAACTTAATCGACATTTAGAACAAATTTGCCTTTTGGATTCACATAAGGAACATAATTGAGAAAGAGGGACTCTTTGGTATCACTTTTCGTTTGTGATGTGTTTGAAAGGGTATCCATACGTTTCTCCGATACAGGATACCAACTTACATGAAGTAATTTAGGGAATATGTAATCAACTTTGAACCCGTTGTCTTTCAATTTATCTATAAGGTGTTCGATACATTCGCTGATGTTGAATAACGGCAGACCCACAACATATTCTGGGACATCAAAATAACAAAAATAGTTTTCTTTATTGGCGGCTTGTTCAATTTTAAGGTGACATTTTTGCAGGATGATGTCATACACATGAGTTCGACGTGTTTTTTTCTTATGAACCGTATTCTGTAATTCGAATATGTTTATTTGTTTCATTGTTATTTCTTAAAATATAATTAAATGCTCTATAACATCGCCATCTCAGGCGGTGGTGCAAACGCATTAGCATTCTTAGGGTGTATGAAATATCTCGAAGAATCGTTTCTCGATATTTCTATTAAAAACTATGCAGGCTCATCTTCGGGGTCTCTGCTTTGCTTGTTTATGATTTTAAATTTTTCTTTCGAGGAAACAGTGAATTTTGTGAAGAAACATCTAATGGACGATTCTGCCTTAAGGTTTTCGATCACGAATGTCATGAGAATTTTCACAAAATATGGGTTGGATGATGGTTCTAGAATATCAAGAGTGGTAGAGTCTATTCTGGAAACAAAAGGTTTTGATAAGAATGCAACTTTTATGGACATAACAAAAAGAACCGGCAAAACCCTTGTGATCGCAACTACAAATATATCTCGAAAACGAGTTGAATATTTATCTGTCGAAAACAATCCAGAGATGAATATCGTAACTGCGATAAAAATGAGTACTGCAATACCGTTTCTGTTCGATCCAGTCAAATATTATGATGATTTGTATGGTGACGGTTTGGTATTCAACAACTTTCCTATTGATGTGTTTTCTGATTCATCAAACACACTTGGACTCAATCTTCTTGTAGAAACGGATAAAATCACCACATTCACTCAATATCTGAATTCTCTTATGTATTGTTTCATAGACAATATCAGTGTTCAAAAATCAATGTTAATGAGCAATGTATGCAACATTAAAATTGATAAAAAAACAAAAAACTTTGATTTCGCAAAAATGAAATTCATCGTGACATCCGAACTCATCGATGAGTACATTGAAACAGGATATTCTCAATTACATATTTTCTTCAATAAAAGCGATTAAATCTTCCTTGGTACGATTTTTATTGAAAACCACATCGTGTTCTGTAGAATCGGACGCATCAGTAATAACGATGTGAGGGAACCCGCGAACACCGTGTTTCTGCATGAGTGGTTTTGATTCTTCATGATCAATGTTCAATTCAACGAGTTCGATTCCCTTGAAGTTGTTAGGGTTTTTTGTATTACAGTGTTCAACGACATCATCCCAAACAGGTTTAAATCGTTGACAATGTCCACACCAATCCGCTTTGAAAAAATAGAGCGTTTTTTTATCATTGGAAAATTCTTCAGTCGGTGATTTAGATTTAACAAATTTTGAGACGATGAGATATATTAGGATACTAACAACGACAATCAGCGCAACACTGGATGCAATAACTTTTGGGCTTTTGTACCAACCTTTGTTTCTTGCCTCAAAAAGCATTTAATATATATTATATAAAAATTGTTGGAATATCACCTAAAGCGGCAATGTGAGATTCACAGTCTATATTAATGAGCAATGAAAACTGTTCGCAGTTTATTTTGTGAAGTATTAGTTCCAAATAATCGATATCTTTCCTAGATACGAAGAGTATCCTCGATGAATCGTTATTTAAACTCTCAACATCTGTAATTAAACAAAGTGGATAATCATTCGTTTTTAAAGCTTGAAGGTAGTCATCAAACTTTGTTTCATTGCATATGAATATTGCTTTGTAAATGTTATGAGATTTATAGATATCGTCGATGACACTGATATCCATTTAATGTAAGACTGAAATTATTATTTAAATAATATTATTTAATGTGTTTACACTACACGATAAGTTAGTTATGGATATAAAGACATTTGAAGGGTTTCGTGTTTCAAAAAACGTGGTTTTGCATGAAACGTTCAGGAAAAAGTTCTTAATGAATTGTCGTAAATTCGACTCTTTGTCAAAAAATAATTCGTATCGAAAGATTCAACGAAAAACGTTCATTGAAAGAACGAACGATGATGATAACATAACGAACATTTTGAACAAAATCAGTGAGACAAACATAGAAAGGCTTCAAACAAAAATAATGATGAAATTAAATGTTCATAACGCACATTCTTTTTGCAAACAAATTTTGAGCTATTCACAAAAATCTTCTGTGAATTCGCAATATCTTGCAAAGTTGATGATTGAAATTTGTAAGGAACTCGATGAAAAATACATCAATCGACTGTTTGAATCATCCTTCGATGAATATATTCAAAACTTTCTTGTAACTTTTGACATAGAAAATGTGGACCATGAGGTTTCTGAAGAGTATCATGACTTTCTAGAACGCAATCTAGATAGTATCAAAATGCGGAACACGAGTCTTTTTATTTTACATATGTTGATGAATCATACGGAAAACATACTGAGTTTTAAGTACGACATCCATAGGGTGTTTAGTATTTTGTGTGATAAATTACATACGTTAATCAATAAGACAAAAATTGATGATGAACTTATTTTCAAAGTTTTAGAGGTGATGTATTCATTTTTAATTGCAAAGGCAGTGGACACAAATTGTCAACCAATGGATGATTTTAAGAATACTTTTTCATCCGAAGAGATTCAAAAGAAATTAAAAAATAAAACACGATTTAAACTAATGGATATATTTGATCTTATATAAAAATGGCAGGAACAAACAAAAGAGACTTAATTGTTCGTAATTTTGAATATCTTGCAAACATGTATCGCAAAACGGAACCTTTTAAATCTCGCGCATACGAAAAAGCAATTGCAATGTTACCGAAAGAAATTTATAGCCAAGTTGATGTTGAATCCATTGGTGGAAAGAGTATCCAAGAAAAGATCGCACAGATGATTAATTCGAATGAAAATTTACCATTGTACAACGAAACACACCATAGGAACATGGAAGTTGAATCTGAACAAATTGATGAATTATCAAAAGTACATGGTGTTGGAATTGTAAAGGCAACTGAATTGGTAAAACAACATTCGATTTATTCGATCGAACAACTTAGCCGCCATTCTCACTTGTTGAACGAAGTTCAGAAAAAAGGCTTGAAATATCATTCAGATATACAAAAACGAATTTCACGGAGAGAAATGTGCAAGCATAACGAGTTTCTAGAAAAAACGTTGACAGTTGATTTTATGATTGCAGGGAGCTTTAGACGAACGAATGAAACTAGTGGTGATATCGACGTATTAATTTCTGGTCAAGAAAATACGCTAGGAATGGTAGTAGATACACTTTGTGAAACAGGATACATTTTAAAAGATGGTATTTTTGCGCTTGGAGAGGTTAAGTGCATGGCGATGTGTAAACTGCCTAGATATCGATCTGCAAGGCGAATTGATATACTATACAGTCCAAAAAGTGAATATGCGTTTGCTCAATTATATTTTACGGGAAATGATGCTTTCAATATAGAAATGCGAACATTAGCGGCAAATAAAGGGTTCATATTGAATGAAAAACGACTTGTAGACAAACACACAGGAATCGCGGTGTCACAACACTTTCAAAGTGAACGAGACATTTTCGATTTTTTAGGGCTTGAATATGTGGAACCACCGTTGCGCAATTTATAAATGATGACAATTCAAGCTTGCGCTATCAACGAAACCTTCGATGATATCATAATTATTTTGTTCTTCAAATATCTCTTCTCCAACTTCTTCAAGGGACTCTTCATTAACTTCTTCATATACATTCATATACATAGATTCATCTGAATTTAACGTATCATTTTCAAACTCATTAAAATACTCTTCTTCATTCACATCTTCTTCTTGTATGATTTGTTCATATTCTTCTTCAACAGTTTCGTCGATTTGACGATTTAATATAAATGTTTCTATACTATCAACCTTATCAGAAACAACACTGATTTTTTCGCCAAGTTTATGCAAAGTGCTTTGAATGTTTATAAATTTGTTCAAACTATTTGTATTATCTTCAGTTTCGAATTTCTCTTTAATTTTCGTTGAAGTGTTCCAAAATAAAATAAGGTACGAAATAATTAATCCAATGATTAATGCCAAACAAACGGCATTCAAGGATTTTTTTTTCATTTAATCTACATAACAAAATAAAAAACATTTCGTATGATTATGGAGAACCCGAACCACTGTGAGATTTTCAAATTGGTATTTATCATTTCAAAATATTCACGTCAAATCATGCAGGTGTTGGATGTTGATATCAAACCATTGTATCAAACAGGTATGAAAGATACAAAATGTTTGTACACTGCAGTTATGCTAATTTATTTATTAACGGGATGTAAATGTTTAAAGTTAATAAAAAAGTGTGATGTGAAATACACCATAGAACGTAATCACAATCATTCGAAAGGGAATGTCGACTCTTTAATTTTGAACACGCTTCGAAAAAGGTTATTCATGAAACAGTCAACTTCAGATACACGATTGTTTTATGTTTTGATTTCCGATGGGCATTATGAGAATAAAACCAGAAATGCCTTCTTTCCCGGTCATGTGATGGTGATCGAACATTCAGGGGATCAATATTTCATTTATCAATCATACATCGACAAATACACTTTGAACACATCATTAGGGAGAACGTTGTCTGAATGCAAGCCGATTCATAATGAGGAACTTGATTCTTATATTGATTTATTTAGTCAAATTGTTGATCAGAACTTCACTTGGAAAAAAACTCACATTTCGAAATGGAATAGTTTAACTCGAGTAAAACCAAAACATTTACTTGGCTTGAAGAACAAAAACTCAACAGTTCATGTGTGTTTTAAGGAAATCAAAGTTCGAAAACCACCCATACAAGTCGTCAATAGATTTATTCACCGTACATTGAAAAAGATTGAATTTCACAAATCAGTGGGCAACAACGAAATCTTTAAGCCCGAAAACACTTCACATATGAACCAAAATGAATACTTTACACTTGACGAACTTCATAATTCGTTCAAACAGTTTCAACTCGATGTGCAGCATTTCTCGAACAAAAAATCCATTTAATACTAAATGAAACGAGGTCGTACGAGTACTTCATCAAGCAGACAACCTATCGTGTTTTTACTAGATTTGGATGGAACACTACAAGGCAATATATCGCCACAAATATATGAATACGAGTTGATTAAAAAGTTGAATAAACAAATTGTTGGTTTCCCAAAACTGAAATACAACGTCGAAGCAATTGCAATGGACTATGATAACGGGTTATTAAGACCAGATTTAGCTCGTTCATTAGAATCGATAAAAAATATTCATCACAACGTTGAGTTCTTTATATATACTGCTTCGAGTGACGAATGGGCTAAATTCATTATTCCGATGGTGCTTAAAAAGGTTCCTTCGATTAACTCTTTGTTCTTTTCGAGACAATTTTGTTCATTGGATGGAAAGAAATCTATACAACGGGTGTTACCATTCGTTAAAGAGTTTTTATCCTCTAAATATGATGTTAGGCAAATCCAAAATGTATTTTTAGTGGATAACAATTTGGTTCTTAAAAATAAAGAAAAAGATAAGCTTATTCATTGTCCAACATACGATTACGAACAGACATTAGATGTAACTAGAAATATTCCCGATTTTGTTCGAAGAGCACATTTCCGGTTTTTGTCAAAAGAACTTTTTCAAGGACAATCATCTTATGAGAATGAGTTTGAGTTCATGATGAATTACTATCTTAATTTGATGGAAATATCGAAACGTAATAAAGTGTTCAACGAAAATGAACTGAAAGATCGATATTGGCGAGATTTTGCAAAAATCTTGAATTCTTTCGATTGTTTGACAGCAAAAAATCTACAAACCGCATTGCGGAAACTGAGACTCCTTCACAAGTTATGATTTAAATACATATTAACGTGTAACTCATACACTCGAGAATTATGTTCTATTTGTCCTTCGACATAGGAATCAAAAACCTCGCGTACTGCTATTCTGAAAACGAAAAAATTTTAGAATGGAACGTATTGAATATCGCATCAAAGGATTTTCACACAATGAGCGAATTGTGCGTCTCATTGTTGCATAATGTATTCGTTGATAAAGAAATCGATATCATACTCATCGAAAATCAACCCGTTCAGAAAAATCCAAAAATGAAATCTGTTCAAATGATTGTGTACACATTTTTTTGTGTGCGAAAAGTCTTGAACAGTGATGATTTTACAATTTTATTTCAATCCGCAAATAACAAAAACAAATACATGAATAATCTGAACATACAGAGTCCAACATGTAGCACGAAGTATGTAGAGAACAAAAAAAGAGCAATCCTATGTGTTAAACAGATAATCGACTCGAAATGGTATGATATTTTTATTTCAAACAGTAAGAAAGATGATCTTGCTGATAGTTATTTACAAACACTCGCCCATATAAACTATACTCCCGTACTACCAAATCCTCCGGTACCTCGAGTGGATTCATCCAATGATTGAACAATTTCTACATCGGGTGTCGAAATTTTCTTGATGATAAGTTGTGCAACACGGTCGTTTTTTTTAATATTTAGTGAAGTTGTTGTACTCATGTTAAACAACAATACTTTCACTTCTCCTGTATAATCTCTGTCGATGACACCTGCTCCAACCATAGACCCTTTCACACTGAGTCCGCTTCGTGATGAGAGCTGACCATAAGTACCATAGGGTACTGTAAATGAAATTCCAGTATCAATCAATTGCCAAGATGAAGGACTTATTGTATAATCACGATAGCTTGAAATGTCGAAACCAGCAGCATCCTTGCTCTTTCGTTCAGGGACGATTGCATCGTCGTACAGCTTTTTGACAAGTAGGTTTTCAAACATATTTTGGGTGTTATGGGTATATGTTCAACTCACAAAAAAATCATTTTTTTTAAAATACAAACTTTTTACTTACTGTTTTTTCCACGATGAATGCGTTTTAGAATCTACTTAAAGTTTCTAAAATAAGGTAAATCAATGGATTCGAGTTTTAATTTGATTCACAAATCGGATCCAAATTCTATAGAAATATTAAGTGATGATGATTCGACACAAGGAGAAAACAAGCAGTTCAACATCACTCGTTCGCATAGTTCTGGAAATTCTCCGAAATATTCAAATTATTCATCACAACATCAATCAACTCCGAATTTGAACATAAACAATGATTCGTTAGGATTGGATTTGTTAATCAGTAACAAATCGTTTGACGTCGGAAAATCTAAACCAACATATGATTACGATGAAAATAATGAAGATGAATGCAATGAGGAAGATGACGATGATGACGACGATGACGACGATGATGATGACGATGAAGACGATGATGATGATGATATCCACAATTCACAACAACCTATAAATTCTTATGCAAAAAACATGGATTCGTTTAATCGTTCATCGATGGATAGATTCATGGACGTGCAAAGTAATTCAAGATCTGTTCAAGATATTAATAACGAAAAGACCGAGTTATTGTATCAATTCGATAGAATGGAAAAGAAAGGATTCAAAATTCCAAAACGTTTTACGATGGAATCAAGTCTGGATGATATGAAAAGAGAATTCGACAGAATAAAGAAAGACAAGGAGATAGATGCTAGTATCGCTTTTCAACGCAAAATGCTTCTCGCTTGTACAACTGGTATCGAATTTCTAAATAGTAAATTTGATCCGTTCGATCTAAAATTGGATGGATGGTCTGAAAATATACATGAGTCTGTGGATGATTATGACGATGTATTTGAAGAACTACACAACAAATACAAGAGTAAATCCAAAATGGCTCCTGAGTTGCAGTTATTGATGATGGTGGGTGGAAGTGCATTCATGTTTCATTTAACAAATTCAATGTTCAAATCGTCTATGCCTCAGATGGGAGACGTATTAAAACAGAACCCAGATCTAATGAAACAATTTGCATCTGCAACTGCAAATACGATGGCGAACAGTGGTACAGATAAAACGGGTATGAGTAGTATGTTTTCAAATATGTTTTCGTCACAACCATCAAACTCTCCTATGCAACGACCACAAAATTCCAACACAACTTCTAAAATGAATTCATCGATGTCTGGACCGAGTGACTTGGAAAATATTCTGAAAAACCTTGATAGTGACGAAAGGTTGGAAACGATGAGCACAGCTACACAATCTGAGATTTCGGAGATGACGGAAACAAACAGCATTAAACATTTGTTAACTTCTAAAAAAAAAGGTAAAAAGGTTACAACTTCTTTAAACATATAGATACCCATCTTTTGCATTGAATCTGAATTTGTTGTAAATGCAAGTTATTTCGAGTTGATGACGATTACGATTACGAAATGATTTCAATATTTTTTAAGCAGAACAACTGTGACATTCCTCTGTGGTTACATGTGTCATATTGTTTTTTGATTTCAATGGATCAATTGAAAACTGCTGAGCTGATGCTTGTGGTTTGGTTCGTAGGTAATACATACCTGTTTTCAGTCCGGAACTCCATCCATAAAAGTGGATTGAATTTAGTTTTGGAAGGGTCGGTTCCGCCACAAAGATATTCATACTTTGGCTTTGACATATAAATGCTCCTCGATCTTTTGCTTGGTCGATGTATGCTTTTTGTTTCACCTCCCAAGCTGTTTTATACAATTCACGAAGGTTCTCGGGAATTTCTTTGATTGTTTGAATTGACCCTTCATTGATGATAATAGTATCTTTCATATCAGAATTCCATAGTCCCAATTCAATCAAGTCTGATATTAAATATTTATTTACGATGATATACTCACCAGCCATGGTTTTTCGTTTGTAGATATTTGAAGTCATTATTTCGTAACTTTCGGTAAAACCCATTATTTGTGATGTCGATGCTGTTGGCATCGGAGCGACTAGTAATGAATTTCGCACCCCCCATGTAACAACATTTTGTTTCAATTCTTCCCAGTCATACATCGATGGATTCACTCCCCACATATCAAACTGAAAAATTCCTTTTGAAGTCGGTGAACCGTTGAACGTACTGTACGCACCTTTGAAATCCTTCAAGTCTTTCTCAAATTCGTTCAAATTCACAAGATATTCAGTTTCTGAATTATTGATGCTTTCTGAACGTTTTTTACTGATTTCCATTGACGTTTTCATTGCATAGTAATAAATGGTTTCAAATATTTGTTTGTTCAATTCTTTAGCTTCGTTGCTCTCATAAGGCATCTTGAGTATCATAAATGTGTCACTCAATCCTTGTACACCAATGCCAATAGGACGATGTTTCAAATTGCTACGCCGAGCTTTCTCCAATGGATAAAAGTTTTTGTCGATGATTTTGTTTAAATTTTTTGTCAATATTTTAGTATATTGTCCCAGTTCATCAAAATCGAACTTTCCATCATGAATGAAACTGGGAAGACAAAGGCTTGCCAGATTACATACAGCTATTTCGTCCGGAGACGTATATTCCACAATTTCAGTACACAAATTGCTGCTCTTTATGATGCCTAAGTTTTGTTGATTGGATTTCTGATTTACAGAATCTTTATACAGCATGTAAGGGGTTCCTGTTTCAATTTGGGACTCGAGAATTTTAATCCACAACGTTTGTGCTTTTACTTGTTTGTTAAATTTTCCTTCTTTTTCATATTGAGTGTACAACTCTACGAACTCTGAACCGTACACATCAGATAGACCCTTACATTCATCAGGACACATCAACGACCATAATCCATCTGTTTTCACACGTTCCATGAATAGATCAGGAATCCACAACGCGTAAAACAAATCTCGAGCACGTGCTTCCTCGTTTCCATGGTTTTTTCGTAATTCCAAGAAACTCTCAATATCACAGTGCCACGGCTCAAGATATACAGCAATGCTACCATTCCGTTTACCAGCTTGATTCACGTATCTTGCGGTTGAATTGAAAACCCGTAACATGGGTACAATACCGTCTGATTTTCCATTGGTTCCTCGAATACGGGAGTTTTTTCCACGAATGTTATGAATATGAATACCAATTCCACCAGCGTATTTCGAAATCATGGCGCATTCTTGAAGAGAATCATAAATTCCATTGATAGAATCGTCATTCATATGAAGCAGAAAACAGCTACTTCCTTGTTGACGCAACGTGCCAAAATTAAACAATGTGGGTGTTGCGTGTAAAAACTTTTTTGTGGAAAACCCATCATACGTTTCAAGTGCGTCTTTAATATCGTTTCCATGGATAGCAAGCGCAACACGCATAAACATGTGTTGGGGTCGTTCAATTACCTTATCGTCAATTCGCATCAAGTACGCACGTTCCAATGTTTTAAATCCGAAGAAATCAAAATTATAATCTCTTTCGTATTTGATGTAAGAATTCAGTTTATCTTTGTGATCTTGAACGAGTTTGTACAGATCATGATTAATCAATTTAACAGGTGAATACAGAGTTTCAATGACCTCACTGAATGACGGGGAAGTTTTTTTTTGGTGGTTAGAAATCGTAATTCTTGATGCTAGTTTATCATAATCTGGATTATCAGCAATCAATGAACTACACATATATGCTGTTAATTCATCCAGTTCCGATGTTTTGACACCATCATAAATACGAGTGCACACTTTTTGAGCAACTTCAAATGGATTAATACTCAAGTCCGTTGAAAGTAACTGAATTCGTCGCAATACTTTATCAAACGAAACCGTTTCATATGACTCGTCACGTTTTTGTACTTTCATTTTGTACGACTTATATTTACCTTTGTATACATTTATCTCTTAAAATGATTTACAATCTTCAATTTTTAAATACTTGGTTTATTTTATTAAACTCATGTTTATATGTTCGTGTGTTGTAAAGTCATCAAATCCACGTTCGATCGGTTTAACATATTCACTCATTGCTAGATTCATTTTTAATAATTTGTTGTTTTTTACTTCAGCATGAGTTACAAGTTCCTCTGTTTCATTGATGGATACTGTGTTTGACTTGTACTCTTCTTGTAAATCATCAATATGTATAAGGATTATCATTTTCAGCATGTCTTCAAATTTTATGGAATCGATGTGTTGAAACTCGCGTCTTATTTTTGCTTGAGAAAGAAAGTGCTTCATCAGCTTTATCTTCTCATCGGTACTCAAATGAGTCAATTCATGATGTAGAATGTTGTAGTTTTCCATAACTATTTTGTTTTTTTTAATTAAATCTCCTAATCGATATAGATCACTCTTGAACTTTGATTCGGTATCCAACTCTTGTGTTGATGTGTCTTGTGTTGATATAAACGTATCCAGATCAATTCTTCTCAAATAGGATGTTTCATCGTCTTGACTATTCATCGCCTCTGCGAACATGAATTTGATGTGAGGCAGTTTGTTAAAGTTAACTCGAATTTCATTGTTAAATGACACGTACTTTTTGTTTTTAATCATTCCAATCGCTCTAAAATTCATTCCAAGAACCACGATATCTTTTTTGCTATTATTGCTATTATCGGAACTATATAAATACTTTTTATCATCTGCTAAATCCAAAGTTGTGTTGTTCATTGTTTGCTTAATTTTCTCCATTTGATTCATAAAAGTTTTAAGCTTCTCAGATGGAATCGATGACACGAATACCTTTCGATTCACAAATTGCACATATTCAAAACTATTATATATTTGAAGGATTATGTGTGTAGATGCATTGAAATCAAAATATTCCCATATATCGAAATATTTTGAATTGTATAGCCATGTTTCTTGTTCAGATGCATATAGAAAGACTACGTTTGTGCTTTTGTTCTTATTGGTTTTGAACAAGTCAAATGTGAGCATGTGGTAAAAATCATCAATATTTTTCTCGAATGCATCATTATTGATATATTCCATGTATCTTCGATATGATTTTTCGATTAAAAACTCACGAATGATCATTTTACGTTCCAACGTATCTTCGAAATATAATTTAGACATATCGGTGAGTTTTTCAAGTCTGTCTGAAATCTTTCCTAACTGGAATCTTTTTATATATTGATTATTTTCCAAGAAATCCTCTTTAAATTTTGAAAAGAAGGCAGGTTGTAATATTTGTTTCGCCTCATCGTTTTGAACATGTGTCCTCAAAGTGTGACCATTATTCAAAAATACGAAATGGGTCTTTGTGAATTTAGATGATATATAATTCTTGAGGTCAGTAATGGTTTTGAATGAATATAGTACCTGAATAATTTGCAGTAATGTATTTGGTTGCTCTGAACTCACGCCTGTTCGAACAAAACATGACGTGTTCAAGTTAATCACACCACTTTTGCATGTTTTTTCAGGATACAAAATGTTCGACAATGGTGTAGGAAGGGTGGCGTTCTCTTTGTTATTCGTTGATGCATCTGTGGTACGTACGTACAAATTAGATTGTGATTTTTCATTTTCAAGTTTTACTTCACCATGTTCGTCAAGTGTATCTGGTTTCAAATTTCCACAACAAGGCATTCTGTACCCCTTGGGGTGTCCAGTAGCTTTTAAAAAACGGGGATAATGTTGCTCGACACCGTTTTTAACAAAATACTCATGTGTAAACCGTATTGCATTTTCTCCTTTCGGGCACTTGTTATTCCTACCAGCGTATTCTTCTTCGGTTAGACTTACTCGACTTTGATGACACCACAACCTGGGACAAATGTAAAAATTCAGTTTCTCTGGAGGAATGTCCTTTTTCATTCCATTACGAATGGCCTCTTGTTGTTTACTACTCGTTTGAATAAAACCGGTATAAGAACCTGGATGGTTCTTATCAATGTGATATTTCTCTGATTCCGTGATAACGATTGGCTGTCTTCGATCTGACGCACCACATTGGCGAGCATATAATGTGTATTTTTTATCACTCTGATTCGATTTGTTATTGTTCCACCTTCCTGGGTTGGGATTCGTAATAAATAAGTTAGGATCTGCTCTTTCCAATTTTTTAAGAACTTGTTGAGTAATGAATTGGTTTGACTGGTTCGTTTGGTCAGCGATTATTTCATCATTGTTCAAATCTGAGTCATCATTATCTACATCATAGTTATCATCTTCTTCGTCAGAATTATCATCATCTTCATCATAGTCGTCATCATAGTCTTCATCATTTATATCTGATTCAGAGTCAAGTAACGCAATATCTTCGTGATCTAATTTCACATCGTTAATAATGTCTTGGATCTGCTGTAAGTCTAACAATGTAGTGTCACTTCCTGAAGTTGGAAGGAATTTCTTTTTGGCAGTTGATTTTCTATGAGATGATGTATTGACAAAGTCAAGTTCTCGACATAAAAGTAAGAGGATGTAATGTATCGCATTTGTGACATACTCGTGATTTTGAGTGTTTGTTGTTGTGACACGAACGATATTGTTGTTAATAACCTTTAGTTTCATGAACACTCCGGTATCGAAATCTTTTCGAGCTGAGATTGTGTCTCCTTTGACATTTATGTTTATGTTTTGTTTTATTTTGAGAACTTCTTCCTCCATTTGTTGTTTTGCGGCATCCAAAGTGAGTCCTTTCATCTTCATCAAGTCATCAATTGCTTTTTCTTTGTCAGTTCCCATGATGACTTTATGAATGTTATAGTCGATATCTACAAAATTATTGACTTCTTTGAATTTCAATGCATAAATATTGTTTTTAAAATCTATGAGTTCAAAAATCGATGACACTTTTTTCAAATTTGGTTGGAACAACGATACTTCTATATTCAACGTTGAGTCTGTCATTTCAACATCAGTATACGTATCGAACTCTAGTATTTCTATGAATGGTGAATCAAAAATATTTGTATCCTTAGTCAAATTGTAAACCCCTTCTTCATTCATATCTTTTAGAAAAGACCCTATCTCATCGAATGTATCAATCACATCAGACAGTTTCAATGGATATTTTTTCTTAAATATATATGAAATTTTATATGTTCCATTCGTATATAGAAATAATCGTGCTTCTAATTTTTGGAACGAGAAGTACACATGTAAACTCTGTGATAATCGATTCGCATTCGGCTCCATATCGGTGATTTTCTGTAAAATACTCTTTCTGACGTTACCAATGGACACTTTATTCACCTTGTATTCTGTACTCAGTTTGTCTTTGAACATAATAAGAACGCGGTGTGTGGTCGTGGTGTGCATTCGATTGAAAACCTGTTTCAGAGAAATGTTGATTTTTCTGGAGGATTTGATGCTCTTGAACCATAATCGTTTCACTGTAGTATGAATAGACTCTTTGTCCATCGGATGTTTTTTGAAAAATGTTTGAACCTCGTTGTGAAAATGATCTCGGAATATATGATGATTCTTGCTTAATTTAAAATGATTTGAATTCAGTGGAAAATATACGTCTTTGTCTTCTTTTTTAATGGACATTTTATCCTTAGTAGTAACGTTAATGGTATTCGCATGAACATTAAATCTATGGATGAATTTATTGATGTTTAATGAAGTAATAATTCCACTATCTTGTAATGAAAAATTAAATTTTGTGTATTTGTGAAAAGGATTAATGGAAAACGCTTTATGAGGATCGCTAGAAGTTGTTTTGTACGAAAAGCCCAATGATGTTAGCATAAATTGGTTTTTTAACACGTTTCGAAAATTTTCAAGAGTCATTTCAGACGTATTCATCGATTTTGAGTCTATATCGAAATACATATTCAAGATAATTTGAAGTTTTTCTGGATCATAATTTGTAAAATTTTCCAAGAAATCAGTCAGCTCATCATGACTCGGAATCCGTTTTATCCAAGCGTACAATTCATGTGAATTTGTATCTGTCACATAAGTAGCAATTTTGTACAGAACTGATTCCACAGTATCCGTATCAAAAATATTCACAGACACATGGATTCCATCATTATTATGTTGTTTTTGGTAATCCATAAATTGTTTTTCATCTGTTGTCAATACATATGTTCTTTTTGAAGTTGATGTTTGCCAATAATGAACAACATACATATTTTGTAAGCTATATGTTGTCTTCATTTTAAATAATTGAAGATTTTATATCAATTCCACAATAGGTTGTTGGACTTTTTGAAAAGTCAACATGGGTATATATGTTTATGTCAATTGCTTCCTGTAGAAGCATTTTGAAGTTTGTCCAAAACGTGTCTGTATGTCCGATTTCTTCAGTCATAAGATGGCCCAATTCGTGAGTTGCAACATACATGAGCACATTTTCAGAAACGAAATCACCAGATTCGTCTCGTTCTCGGATACAGAACACAATTTTTTCCCCTTTGTTCACCGAATAAGATGTATAATTCGAAGATTCAGTGCCTTCAGATATGTTTTCCCTTTTATAGTTTTTTGACAATCGTATGATTCTTTCGTCTTCAGGGTACTTTTTCATCAAATGTTTTATGAGTTTTTCGATTTTCGAGTTCAATCTGGCTAATATGTTTGCGGCATTCTGTTTTCCCTCTGTATTTTTCACTAAATACTTTTCATTATCAACTGTGGAAATTACGTAAGAAACCTCAAAATAAATCTTTTGAATGTAAAAAACCGAAATCACTACGATGATAAATAATAATATACCTTCAATTTTGTTCATTACCGCAGTATAATGAATACACAGATTTAAAAATTGAATTCGAGTTTTTCAATATTTCAATTTAAAAACTCAACACACAATTACTATATGGATTCACAAGTGTTTCGAGATATTCCAGTAACGATTGACGGTACAAAATCGTTATCATTCCAAGTGATTGACTGGTACTCAGTCGACTTAGATGATGATAACGATGAAGAAAGAACATTTCTCATTAAAATGTTCGGAGTAACCGAACATGGAAACTCGGTGAGTATGAATGTATATGGGTTTCAACCATTCTTTTACATCACATGTACGAACAAAACTTGTTTGAGTTCATATCATATTCAATGTTTAAAAAATAATATTCTGACTTTGTTCGAGAAACAAACGGCTTCTGGTTACCTCGATGACAATCTGTATTCAAAAATTGTGAACAGTTTTGACATCATACCTGTTAAGAAGAAATCAATGTGGGGATTCACAAATAATGAAACGAAACAGTATTTGAAATTCGAATTCGATAACGTAACAACCATGTATAAAGTGAAGAATATTTTATGGAAAAAAATGCGTGTTGGAGATTTTGTCACATCGTTTAAGTTTCATGAATCGAACTTGGACCCAATGATTCGGTTTGTTCATCAGCAAAATCTACAGCCAGGAGGATGGGTCACCGTTTCAAACTATTCTCAAACGAACGACGAACTTGAATCAAAATGTCAAATCAATGTTTCAACACACTGGAAACAAGTTCATCCTTTTGAAAACAACTCAATGGCACCATTTGTGGTTCTGAGTTTTGATATTGAATGCACAAGTAGTCATGGCGACTTTCCCATGGCACAAAAATCATACAGTAAATCAGCCAACGAACTCTCTGAATATTACAAAATCGTTCAAAAAACAATGAATGAACGAACGCTGTTAATAAATGCTATCACTTCTATGTTTACAAGCGAACCACATGATCATATATCAAAGGTGTTTACAAAGAAATCGGTAGATATAAACACCATACAAACTTGTATATTAGAACATATCGATGACATCATTTCAATATTAGAAAATAAGATTCATCATTTACTAGGAGAAAACGAAAAACCAACTAAACGTTCACTACTGAGACTTTTGAATGAAAAACTGTCTAAAATATTGCCCGAAGTTGAGGGTGATCCAATTATTCAAATTGGTACAACTGTACATAGATACGGTGAAACGAAATGTTTCTACAAGAATGTGATAACACTTGGTACGTGTAAATCGATTGATGGTGTTGATGTCATTCAATGTGAAACAGAAGCGGATGTAATCAAGGAATGGTGTAGTCTCGTGAACCGAATTGACCCAGATATCATGACCGGATACAATATACTTGGTTTTGATTTTGACTACATGTACAAACGGTCTCAAGAACTTGGGTGTGTGAATTTTCTCCGACAATGCAGTCGAATGGAAAACCACTTGTCTGAATATAGAGAAAAAAATCTTTCATCATCTGCACTGGGCGACAATCTTTTAAAATATGTAGATATGGAAGGTCGTGTCATTGTCGACTTAATGAAAATTGTACAACGTGATCACAAACTTGACAGCTATAAATTGGACCACGTAGTGAATACATTCATTAATGGAAAAATTACAAGAATCGATGGAAACATTTTACACGTTGAAAACACGACTGGTTTAAACAAAGGTGATTTCATACACATTCGAAATGAAAAGTATCAAATTCTTGATGTTCATCAAGATGATAAGACTATTGAGTTGTACTCTAGTATTAATGAAACGAAAGAACCGAACAATTGGGGTTTGGCGAAAGATGATGTGACTCCTCAAGAAATTTTTCAATGTCAAAAAGGAACTGCTGAAGATCGAGCTCGTATTGCAAAATACTGCGTACAGGATTGTGCACTTTGTAACAGTTTGATGATCAAATTGGAAGTGCTTGCAAACAACATCGGAATGGCAAACGTATGTCTCGTACCTTTATCATATATTTTCCTTCGAGGTCAAGGTATCAAAATTTTCAGTTTGGTTGCAAAACAATGTGCAGATGATGGTTTTGTAGTTCCTTATATTAAATTTGACCCTGATAAACTCGACGACGAAGACGGATATGAGGGGGCAATCGTGCTGGATCCAATCCCCGGAATCTATGTTGACGCACCTGTATCCGTTATGGATTATGCGTCTCTGTATCCTTCAAGTATGATCAGTGAAAACATTTCACACGACTCGATTGTGTTGGACAACAAATATGATAATCTGGAAGGATATGAGTACGTCAACATCACCTATGATATATTTGATGAAAATAAGAATAAAATTGGAGAAAAAGTTTGTCGATACGCCCAGTTTCCAAACGGTGAAAAAGGACTTTTGCCTAGAATTTTGATGAAGTTGTTATCACAACGCAAGTTGACTCGGAAAAAGTGTGAATTCAAACGTGTGACATTGCATTCAGGCGAATTTTATGAAGGAACAATCAAAGAACACCAAAACAAGCTAGAAATTATTAATGTAGACCAAAAATCTATTACGATATTGAATGATGAAATTCATTCCATTCGTGACGCATATAATGAGTTCACGAAAGTTGTATTGGATGGTCTTCAACTCGCTTATAAGGTAACCGCAAATAGTCTCTATGGTCAAGTCGGTGCAAGAACATCACCAATCTATATGAAAGAACTCGCCGCATCCACCACGTCAACTGGAAGAAGTTTGATTCTAAAAGCGAAAGCATTTATGGAAAAACACTACGATGGAAAGGTAATTTACGGAGACACAGACAGTATATTTGTTGATTTTAGAATAAAAGAAAAGTACAACCTAGACGGAAAAGAAGCACTTCAAAAGTCTATAGATGTATCGGTAGAGGCAAGTAACGCATTCAAACGAGAACTGAAGCGACCCCATGATTTGGAATATGAAAAAACTTTCTTCCCGTTTATCATACTTTCAAAAAAGAAATATGTAGGAAATTTGTACGAGATGGACGTAAACAAGTTTAAACAAAAAAGTATGGGTATTGTATTGAAAAGACGAGACAATGCAAACATCGTCAAGAAAATTTATGGAGGTATCATTGATATATTGTTGAATCAACAGACGGTTCATGAGGCTGTCCAGTTTTTACAAAAATCGGTTGAGAATTTGAGTCTCGGAAAATACGATATGAGTGATCTTGTAATCACTAAAACGTTAAAAAAAGATTATATTGATCCGACAAAAATTGCCCACAAAGTATTGGCAGACCGTATGAGACTACGTGATCCCGGTTCTGCACCACAGGTCAATGATCGTATTCCATATGTATATATCGAACATGATATATCAAACAAAGAACTGCTTCAAGGAGATAAAATAGAGCATCCAAAATACATCATGGAGAATAAACTGAAAATCGATTTTATCTTTTACATTACCAATCAAATTATGAAACCAGTATGTCAATTGTTAGCATTAGCCCTTTTCGATTTACCCAAATCGAAGACAAGAACCTATTATAGCAATAAACTCAAAAGTTTGATTCGTTTGTGTGAAGGCGATGTGAAAAAAGCAGAGGACAAAATAAATGTATTGAAACAGAAAGAAGTAGAGGAGCTTCTGTTTTCGCCCATATTACGTAAACTGAAGAATAAACGAAGCGGTGCAACAGAAATCACATCGTATTTTAAATTACTTTAAGATGTAACAGAATCTACAAACAATTCATCGTACTTTAAAGTATCATCATATAGCTGATTAATAAAACTAGAAGTCGTTTCTGTAATTCCAGCATTAGCATAATTTGTCTCGAACTGGGTAAGGTATTGTTTAAAAATATCATATCGATAATTCATGTGTTTGTTTTCATCTTTTATCTGTTTTGAAAAGAGTTCAACAAATCTTTTTGTCATGTAATTTAATTGTTGGTCTTCGTTTATTTCAGTTGAGTTGAAAATGGTGTTTAAAATATTTTCATACGGATACGCTGGGTTTTCATTCACAGACTTGAACCTTGTTGGAATAGACGTACTAGCATAATTCGTTGCGTAGTTCCACATGATGAGCATTTCTGGAATGTACAAATACAACAATTTCGATATGACAGAATCATCAGATATATTCACTATCGGAATGATCTCTCTGTTTATATTGTTGAACAGTAACTCTAACAAATTGTTTCGTGCATCGTCAACATCATCGTATTCCAAAAAGAACTGATTGAAGTATACAAATGGATTTGTTGTAGAGCTATACATCGTATTCATTTTGTGGTGGTTGAAAAAGTTCAACATCATAGTGTCAACTTGTTTGAAAATGATGTCTTCATACAGAACATATCGTAATAGGTTTGGAAAATAGATTTCGAAAATGAATGTTCTCAGGTCTTTGTCTTTAAGAACCGTATACAATTCATGTTTGTTTTTCTCTATATATGCGTACATAGGAATCACTGGAAGCGATGTGTATCCTTCGTTAGTATTTGTTCCGTAATTGGTAAGGATCACTTTTTCAAGTCGTTCGATAGCGTTTGTACTGTTATTAAGTGGGCTTGCATATGATAAAAATCTGTTTTTCAGTGTTGTTATTATTGAGCATATACTACTTTTATGAGTTCGAATAATTTCCTCAATATCGAAAATTTCATTCATTACACCAGAAAATAGCCCGAAAACATAGGTTTTTTGTAAAACATCTTTTTCTATTACTGTCAACGCAACGTCTGATATATCTTCTGAGCACGATTCAACATATGAATCAATGAAATCAATGGTAAACCTGTTCAAATTATAAGACACATTTCTTCTGAGAAGACTTATATCATCTTTGAGACCTTCAATCTGTTTAGCTTGTTGATTATGTTTAGCAGTAATTAACTTTTTATTGTCACTAATAAGATTTGGTAAAGTTTTGATTTCATCAACGTTCAACGTATTCAAGAATTGGATTATACTTTTACTCGTCTCCTTAGAAAACTTTAAACCTAAATCTTGTTTCGATTCTCTCAAACTAATCTCATTCATTTTGTTTTGAATACGGTATTGTTGTACTGATACAAAAACTAAAACGACAATGAAAATAATCAATATGAATGAAATAACGAAGCTTTGTATTAAATTCATATCTGTTCACTTTACTCTAATAATATAAAAAATACATTAAGTTGTGTACTCCGTATGGTTACATTTCGGGTCCAAACTCGTCATTTTCAATATACTTCAGGGGAATTGGATTACAAATGTACTCGTATGGTTTTGGATACGACGAGGTTTTCGCAGTCACGGTAGGTATGGATTGTAAAGAATCAACTTCAATACATATCAATGGTTTCATGAAAATATTTGATGCATATACACTTAATTTGTCTGTTTCCACACCGGAAGATATTAACAACTTAGCTTTTGAACATACAAGTAATCTTAGAAAGTCCGTATATTCATTACTGATGGTGTTTCCAAATGATAAATCTTCGAATTTGGTTGTGTTTGTGTTTTTATTATTTTCTCCTGAATTCACGGATCCGAATTCAATGATGAAATTTATGGGAACGTCATACAAACCCATTTGTCCCACCACAACACCTGACAAATCGTCTTGAATCATTTGAATGTATACTTCGTGTCTGCGAATAATATAATGTCGAAACGGAATTCGATTGTCCATAATTTCATGTTTTGTTTCTAAAACCAAATACCTCTCTTCATCTGTGTTAAACTCTATATGCTGAAGGAAAACAGTTGGTTCTAACGATGGATTGTAAACGTATTCTTTGCCGAATAAAAAGTCTTTTTTAATCATACACAATGGGTTCAAGAATAGATCGTGGTATGGACAATCGTGTTCCCATATTACAAATAACTTGATCTTGTTTTCATCACACAACACTTTAGCAGAAACTATCACATTAATCATTTCAATAATACTTCCTTTTGGGATGATGACTAATGAACTACAACGTATCATTTATGATTATATGATAATATAAAATTCTATTCATTATTTGACAATGATATAAGAACAACAGAATATTATAAATAATGACTGATAATGATTGGTTTACCGAATCTTGGCAACACATGTTATGTGAACACCGCACTGCAATGCTTATGGGCTTGTGATTCGTTTCGCAACTATGTAAATGTACACGATAACGCATTTTCGGTTTCTACAGTGTTTGAAAGCAAAAGGCTTCCTCAAAGAGTTCATTCATACCAAAATATGATACGTAAAATAATTACATATATTCCTGTTTTAGATTTGAGAAACCAAATGGATATTCATGAATTTCTTTCATTTTATTTTGATTATTTTTTTGAAACAAACAAAAGAGTGATTCGAATACAAAAACCCTTACTATGTACAGGAAACAAAAGGATATCGTATAATCTAGATGCGCATTGGTTCAATACCTATTCAGAGGTTTGTGATTTAGTGTACGGACAGTATTTAATTCAAACAACATGTTTATCTTGTGATCATAGCGTATATAACTATGAATCTTGTAGTGTGTTGTCATTAGCAATACCACAACATCAAACATGTATTGATACATGCATAGATGAGTATTTTTCGGATACCACTGTGGAACGAAAATGCGACAAATGTAAGTATGGACATAGCGTTCGGAAAACGTTCTTATGTAAATGCCCTGATATTATCATCTGTTGTTTGAAACGATTCCAGCTTTCTGGAACAATGTTTTCGAAACAAACCACACCGATTCGAATTTCGAATACACTGAACTTGCATAAATTTACAAAGTTTAACAAATCCGAATCCCTGTACAAATTGAAATCAATCGCTCTTCATCACGGAAATCTCGATGATGGGCATTATAATGCACTAATAT